TTACTCGCTACTTTGAAACAACGTCTCGATGACTCCCGCGAAATCTGCGACCTCGGCCTGACGCTCGACGTAGAACTCTTTCGTGATCTCCTCCGAGTGCCCGAGCTGCTCGGCGGCGGCCTTCGTGCCCACCTTCCGCGCCAGGTGAGTCGCGACAGCCTTCCGGTAATCCTTCGGCGTCTTGCCCTCGTACGGGGTGTCTACGAGCGCCTGGCGCCACTGCCGGCGCGTGTTGGCCGGCCAGCGGTAGGTGCCCGTCGCCGATGGGAACACCATTGGGTACTCGGCGTTCACGCGACGCTGCGTGAGCATCGCCAGCACGGTCGGCGGCAGCTGCAGGCCGCGGTTGCCGAGGTCGCTCTTCGGGTGCCCCTGTCGGATGAGCTTCCCGTCGTCGATGAGCGTGCCGCTGACGTAGACGACGCCCTGGGCGAGGTCGACGTCGTCTTCCCAGCGCAGCGCGAGCGTCTCGCCGATCCGGGCGCCCGTCGCCGTGAGCATCTGGGCGAGCTCGTAGAGCTCCGAGACGTGGGTGCGGTCGTACTCTCGGAACAGCGCGCGCATGGCACGGATGTCGTTCTCGCTCATGACCTTCACGACGCGCTTCTTCGCCGACACGGAGATGACGTCGGCCGCGTAGTTCTTCGGCACCGCTCCGTGCCGCACCGCTAGCGAGAACATCTGTACCAGCACTGTGCGCGCTGTGCGCGCCGTGGAGACGCGATCCATGCGGTCGCGGATGAATCGGTCGAGTCGCGGTGTCGTCGCCTCACGCAGCCGCAGAGAGCCGATCGCGGGCACGATCTGCCCGGTGATGGAGTTGCGGTACGTCGTGATGGTGCCCGCGGGCGCGCCCTTCAGCTTCCGTTCGGCGAGCCAGGCGCTGGCGAGTTCCTCGACGGTGGAGGTGGGGGAGAGGAGGCCGTCGGCCTCGCCCTCGGCAAGCTTCGCTCGGAGCGCCGCCAGCAGGACTGTCTCGGCGTTCGCGGGTGTCTTGCCAAACCGCTGCATCTTGCGGCGCCGGCCGGTGCTGTCACGATAGTAGGCGACCGCGACAGGGCGCCCATCGATGGTGCTGCGAGTCACTTTCCCCCACGTCTCGAGGGGGAGTGGCGGTCTAGGCACGGTTGGCGAACTCGCGGATGAAGATCGCCATCACCTTCTCGGTCACCTCGATTTCCAACGCGACCCGCTCCATGTCGTTGGTGAACTCGAGCGAATCGTAGACATCGCGGGGCCGGACGAGTCGCCTGGCCGAGATGCGGTCCGCGCGGTCTTCTTGCTTGCGATCGTCACCTACGTCGCCGTGCTCGAAGTGGACGATCTCATGGGCGATTGCGCACCGTTCGACGATGCCGTGAAGGTTCGGCCGCACGAAGATCGCGTGGTGCTCTTCGGAGTAGCATGCGTCGATGTCATCGCGTGGGAGTTCGCGATAGATGATCGGCAGACCGAGATCCTCAGCGTGCACGTAGGGGTCGTAGCGTCGGGCGCAAGGGCCGTCGTAGTAGCTGTCGCGGCCGAACATGTAGGCGGTCGTGCCTTCGTAGTCTTCTTCCGTTTCGAATGTGAGTGTCATAGCGAGTCCTTGTCGGCCGCTGGTGCCTTCGTGGTTTCGGCTGCGGCGATCTTCGTTGCGTCCAGAGGCGTCGTGTGTAGGTCCACAGTCTTCTTCGAGCCACTGACACCGATGGGGGTCACGGGTGCCATTCGGGCTTCGGCGACCACAGTTCGGCGCGTCCCAGAAGGGTCGCCGAGGAACGCCGTGGGGCTGACCCCAGCGATCTTGCAGAACCGCTCGACGTCCGTGACGGTGAACGATGCGCTGGGGTTTGGGGCGACCCTCGCTCGGACGTAAGCCTCGCTCAGTCCAAGCATCTTCGCGATGGCCCTACCGGATTCATGACCACGCACTGCAGCGATGGCCACGAGCTCCTTCGCCACGAGTTTGGCGTAGGCGCGTGGAGCAGGTTCGGTTCCTCTAGGCATGCCCGCGAGGTTAACACATATAGGCGCGTTGCGTCTATATAAGCACGTTTATGTGCGCGCAGAATTCATCCTGCGTCTGCGCTTGACACTGCGTGTTTATAAACGCATACTCGTCTCCATGAACCCCGAAATTGCACTGGCGCAGAGGATCGCAGCCGAGATCCGGGCCGAGATGGCATGGCAGGCGAAGCCCGTCGCCGAGCTGGCTCGTGTCATCGAGCGAGGTGTTCGTGCCACGCAGCGGCGCTACTCCGGCGAGGTCGAATTCGGTCTCGACGAGGTGGAGGTCGTGGCCGAGTGGCTCGGTGTCTCGAAGGTCCAACTCCTCACAGGTCAGCGTGACCGAGAGCGGGCGGTGTCCGCATGAGCGCGACGCGATGGCTGACCGAGCAGCAGTGCTCGGAGCAGACCGGCATCCCGGTCGGGACGCTCCGGGACTGGCGCATGAAGGGTCTGAACCTTCCCTTCTCGCGGATCGGGCGGCTGGTCCGATACGCGGAGAGCGAGGTCGACACGTACATGCGTTCGCAGCAGGTCGACGTGAAGCAGTCCGCCTAACCCCACAGACCGCCGCGTCCACCCCCCCACGCGGGAACCGTCAGACCGGGACCACCCGGAAGCGAACAGGAGTCGCACGGTAACCCCGCGGTGGGCGCGGCTTCCCCCTCAGAAGAGAGAAGAGAGCAATGGATCAGGTCGAGATCGACCGTGCGATCCTCTGGCACTTCGGTGACCAGGGGCTCGGCAAGCAGCCCGGTGACTTCATGTACCGGCTCATCAGGGCCATCGCCGTGGCGGACCCGTCGAACCGCGACAAGCTCGCGACCGCGTTCCCGCAGCTGGTGGCCGTGTTCGCCGATGTCGCGTACACGCCGGATGGCCTCGAGCGGGTGCGTCAGCGTGTGATCGCAGCGGTGGTGCCCGCATGAACTCCGACAAGGCGATCCTCGAAGCGCTCCGCGCGTACCAGGATGCCGAGGCTAGGAAGCTCGCGGCGCAGCGGGCGCAGTCTTGTGCTGCGCAGCCGCGTCGGCGTGACACCCGAAAGCTGGTGGCCCGGTGATCCGGCGGCGGACGTTCGAGCGGTCGCCGTGGTGGCGTCGTCTCGGCGGTGCTCGTCTCACGTCACGGCTCGTGGCGGCGATGAGGGGGCGGTCCTGATGCGCGTCCTGCTTGGGGTGCTCATGGTGCTCTCCGGTGTCGGTGCCGTCGCGTTGTCGCTGACGGTCGCGTCGAACGGCGCGGTTGTGTTCCTCGGCCTCGTCATGTGCCTCATCGGTGCGCTCCTCGCGCAGTCGACGCCACGGCGGGAGGAGAAGAAGTGATCAGCGTGGGCATCGACCCGTCCCTGCGCCGCACCGGTCTGGCGCTCGTCGAAAAGGGCACGGTGTCGACGTCGCTCGTGAAGACAGAGCCCGTCGTCGGTGTCGACGCCGTCGATGACCTGACGCTCTACATCCTCGGCTGCGTCGTGAAATTCACGCCGCGCGGGTCGCTGGTTGTGATCGAGGGCATGTACGTCCCGAAGGGCGAGCGCACGGCCGGCGACGTCATCGAGCGCGCGGGTCTCCTCGCGCACATCATCACGCAGATGCGCCGCCGGGACTGCCAGGTGGTGCGGGTGTGGCCGAAGCAGCGCGCGAAGTATGCGACCGGCGACGGCAACGCCGACAAGAAGACCGTCCGCACGGTGATGCGTGAGCGGTTCCCCGGCGTGCGTATCCCAGACGACAACGTCGCGGACGCGGTGGCGCTGGCCGCCGCCGGGTCGAGGTGGCTGGGGCAGCCGATCGACGGAGCCCTCAGCAAGACCCAGCAGGAAGCAATGGCCGCGGTGGCGTGGCCCCAACGAGAAGAGAGAAGAGCATGACCGTTCAGATTCAGCCCGCGAAGCCGAAGGACGAGCACAACGGGCTCGCCGACATCGAGGACCGCATCCTCGCTAACCCGCACCAGACGGTGACGGTGATCACCACCTACGTGGTGAAGAAGATCACGGAGGACGTCGAGACCGGGGAGCGCTACCCGGTGCTGAAGGCGAAGCACATCGAGCCGGTCCTCGGCGACGACGAGGCATCCGCCATCGAGTTGCGTGATGCGGCGTACAAGACGCGCACCGGCGCCGAAGAGCTCGACCTCGACTTCGAGGGCGGTGACGACGAGTGACGGCCACGATCACGCTCGCGCCCGAGATCGCCGCGGTCTACGCCCGCTCGCTCGGTAACGACTCGAACCGTGAGGCGTGGCTCCACGCCCGCCTGAACGTCGTCACGGCGACCGAGGCGAAGGTGCTCTACAAGGGGTCCGCGCAGGACAAGGCGAAGGTGGTCCGCGAGAAGGTCGAGGGGTCATCGTTCTCCGGCAACCAGTACACCGAGTGGGGCAAGCACCGCGAGCCCGCGATCGCCGCTGCGACCGAGCGGTACGGGCTGCAGCTCTGCGGTGAGCTCATCGCGGCCGAGCAGAACCCGCGCCACGCGGCGACCCCGGATCAGGTCGGAGTCGACTTCGACGGCGACATCGTGCTCGGCGAGATCAAGACGTCGAAGCACGACATGTCCGTCGGGTCGCCGAAGTTCGAACAGGCCGGCTACCTCTTCCAGATGATCTGGCAGGGCTACTGCGTCGGCGCCCGCCGGGTGCTGTACACGTTCGAGCAGCACGACGACGACTGGTCACGGTGGGCGTCACGGCCGCTGGATCGTCCCGAGGTCTGGGACGAGTACGGGCCCCGCGTGATCCGCCGGGAGTCGGTGTGGATCGACCTCACCGATCCGACGATCGCGGCGCACCTGCCGAAGATGATCGCCGCCGCGGATCGGGCGCTCGAGCGGCTCGACAAGCGCCTCGCCGAGGTGGGCGAGCAGATCACCCCCACGTTCACCGACGAGCAGGTCGCCGACCTGGTGCGCCTGGCGGCCGTGGAGAAGGCAGCCCTGTCGGACGAGCAGCGGGCGAAGGCACTGAAGGAGGAGTCGCACCGCGCAGCCGAGCAGCTGTTCGTGCAGGCGGGTGTCGCGGAGGCGTACTCGCAGGAGCACGGCGGCTACAAGCTCACCTGGTCACCCGCGGAGGAGACGACGGTGACGCAGGTCGACAAAGCGGCAGCGAAGGAGGCCGACCCGTTCCTGTACGACTCGATCCTCCGCGCCGAGCTGACCCTCGACGGCCTGCGCGATCAGGCACTCGAGCACGAGAAGAAGTTCCAGACCACCGTGCCGGGCAAGTCGAAGCCGGCCCGCCTGACGGTCACGAAGATGAAGGGAGAGGCGGCATGAGCACCGCACTCGCGACGCTGCCCACGAGCAGCGACCACAGCCAGTGGAGCCCCGAAGAGGTCGCTCTCGTCGAGGCCGCGGGGCTCGTGCACACCGACTCGCAGTCGGGCAAGAAGACCCTCGCCGAGCGCCCCGTCGTGGCTGCGTTCCTGCAGCACTGCGTGCGCACGGGCCTGGATCCGATTGCGCGGCAGATCTACTCGATCGCGCGGAAGTCGCGCGGGCAGCTGAAGTGGCAGATCCAGATCAGCATCGACGGCGCCCGCCTCGTCGCTGAGCGCTCCGGGCAGTACGAGGGGCAGACGACGCCCGAGTTCACGGGCGACGGCATCACGTGGACGCAGGTGTGGCTGAGCAACGACCCGCCGAAGGCCGCCCGTGTGGGCGTCTACCGTCGCGGCTTCCGTGACGCCCTGTATGCGGTCGCCCTCTGGGACGCCTACGTGCAGACGAAGTACGACGGCAGCGTCTCCGACATGTGGTCGAAGATGGGCCCGCTGATGCTCGCGAAGTGCGCCGAGATGCTCGCGCTGCGGAAGGCGTTCCCGCAGGATCTCTCCGGCCTGTACTCGTCGGAGGAGATGGCGCAGGCCGACAGCCCGCCCGCCGCGAAGCCTGCCGAGCCCGAGTGGGCGCAGGTGGCACCGCCGGAGCAGCGCGTGGCGTCGAAGGACTGGGCAGCTGCGATCGCTGTCGCTGGTGACGTCGGCGAGCTGCGCGCGGTGTACGCGGAGATCGAGGCGGCGGCGGAGGTCGGGCTTCCGCTCGACCCGCAGCACGCCGACTCGCTCGCAGCGCTGGTTGCCGCGTGGGGGCTGGAGCAGCCGCCCGCGACAGTGTCGTCGGGTCAGCTGATCGGCGCGGTGAAGCGGGCCATGGAGGCGGCACCCGTCGAGGCGGTCGTCGTCGACGAGCAGCCCGCGGCAGCCGAGCAGGACGCGGGCCCGGTACAGGAGTGGACGACCGCCCCGATCCCGGGTGCCGAGCAGGCCACGGACGCGTCGGCTGCTGACGAAGAACCGTTCTAGAGGAGGCGATCGTGACCGAGCAGGACATCCACCCGGCGATTCGTGGAGTGCTCCGCACCATCGGGCTGCTGAACCCCGACCTGACCGACCCGCTTCATGCGGGCCTGGTGCAGGCCCTCCACGACCTCGGCCCGTACGCGACGCCGGGGAAGCGGTTGACGGCGATGCGGTGGGTGTTCGCGTGGGAGCTCCGCGCGGCCGGCGAGCAGTTCGCGAAGGCGAAGACCGCGTACGAGCACAACGTCGACCGCCGCACCGTGCAGCTGCGCGGCGGCGAGGAGAAGATGTCGCGCGCGGAGGCGGAGCAGCTGGCGCGGGCTGAGGACGAGGCGAACGAGCTGCACCTGGTCTACCTGCTGGCTGAGCAGCGGGAGCGGGCGATGCGGAACTTCCTCAGCACCATCCAGTCGGCGCAGGACGACGCCAGGACTGACAGAGCAGACGCGCGAGCGGCCAGTGGGGCGCACGCGCAGGGAATGGACGGAGGCGCGTGATGAGCGCATGGAACTACGGCGACGACGTCGTGCTGCAGGTCGCGGGGAAGTACTCGCTGGCCGGGAAGATCGTCGGTAATCAGACCGAGGACGGTCGCGTGACGGTGCGGTGGGAAGACCGCACGATGACGCAGCTGCGCGGCGACCTGCTGGTCACGCCCGCGGAGGCTGCCGCGGCGCCGACGTGGGCCGAGGTGGAGACGGCCGCTCTGCTCACCGAGCGCGACGAGCTGCGCGAGGTGCTGGCCGGGGCGGATCACACGGCGGCGAAGTACTGGCGAAAGCTCGGCGTCGCGCTGGGCGAGCGTGACCGGGCCCGCGATCTCGCTGCCCGCCTCGAAGCGGAACTGGCGATCGCCGAAGCCGCACTCGAAGTCGCGATGGGGTCGGCAGCATGAGCAGCGCAGACCTGTACGAGGACGGTTGCCCTCACGGAACGAAGGAGGGCTACGACCGCGGCTGCCGCTCGGGCGCGTGCCCGAACGCGTTTGAGGGCGAGACGATCTGCCGTGACGCGTTCCTGCGCTACCAGGGTGACTACGCCTACCGGAAGGCGGTCGACGCGGGCGAGACCCCGCCGCCGCTGATCTCGACCTCCGGGGTGGTGAACGAGCGTGTCGCGACCGTGCCCACGATGACCTTCTACGACAGCGTCGAACCCCTGCCCGAAGCTCGGCCTGAGCGGGTGCTGCGGCGCCGTGCTGCGAAGACGGAAGCCGTGCACCCGTCGCCCGCGATGTACCAGCGGGGGTGCCGGAGGGACAACGAGTGCCCGTCGTTCCTCGAGGGTGGGAAGTCGTGCCGGCAGGCGCGCCTGGCCTATGCGAAGGAGCGCGCCGCGGTGAAGCGGCAGGAGCGTGAGGCCGCCGGGTCGCAGTTCGATCGCACCCCGGTGTCGGTGGAGTTCGCGCCCGCGGTTGCGGCGATCGCTGAGGTGACGGGTGTGGAGACGTCGGTGGTGCAGCTGCCGAACGGTGGCCTGGTCATCACCATCAGGGTGCCCGCAGGGGTGGTGGCAGCATGACCTACTCGTACGTGTCCGGCGCCCAGACGGACGCTTTGACGGATCTGATCTTCTGCGACGTCCTGACCGGCTCCCTGACCCACGTGTCAAGGATTTCCGAAAGCTGTTCGGTGATCCTTTCCGCCTCGAGTACTCCAATACTCCGGTCTAGCGAAACGAACTCGCGATCGATCCAATCGCATATCTCGTCGGTTACACCGTCTGCAGTGCCCCGGAGCGCTTCGGAGACTCCCTTCGTTTCCTCGATGCCTTCGAGCCAGACAGTCCTACCGCTCGATTCCAGGAATGAGTACAGACGGTTGCGAACTGCTCGGCGCAGCGCGCGCGCAACTGCTCGGCGATTTGCGTGGTCTGCCTGTTCTTGCAATGTCAGCGCGAGTTGGTTGGCTCTCATCGAGATCCGAAGCGCGACGATGGCCACAATTAGCGTCGCAACGCCCACCGCCACTGATGAGATGAGTTGCGCCCACTCGAACAACGAAGGGCCCTCTGAAGCGACCCTCACCAGCTCAGAGAGTTGGCAGGAAAGCATGTACACGTCGCAGTCCACGCTGTGCACTCTATCGGCGGCGGCGACATGAGCACCATGACGCAGGCGGCGTTCGACTTCGACGAGCTCACCCGGGCGCCGTACGACGGCCCTGAGCTCCGCTACCACTGCGAACCGCTCGACCCGGATGTTCTCGTCGAGATCGAGACGGAGCAGCGCCGCGCGCACGGGAATTTCGGGATCGCTGTCGGGAAGCCCCACCTGTGGCTGAGCGCCAACCAGGGGCCCGTGCTGGGCGAGGACGGGCACGTGATGGTCGAGTTCCGCGCGGACCTGCGGTGCGACCACCATGCCGGTCAGGAGTGCCTGTGCGTCGGTGATCTCGTCTACCGCGGGTACTGCTCCTGCGGGTGGGTGTCGCCGATCGTGACCTACGGGATGCTGCGGCGGGCATGGGACGAGTCGCACGGGCGCCACGAGTGCTGGCTGTGCAAGGGCACCGGTTTCACGGAGATGAGGACCTACGTGGGGAACGTGCTGCAGCCTCCGAGGGAGTGCTGGGTGTGTGCTCGGTTCGAGTTCGAGGTCGCAGCATGAGTGCGCTAGACGGGGCCATTGAGGCCGGCGACCTCGTGTGGCAGCAGATGTACTCGCCGACCGATCCGGAATGGGCGTCGACGCTCGAGGAGCGGATCGAGCACGGCCGGTTCTACGGCGACCGCACGCAGATGCGGGTCGTCAGGATCTACCGCGACGGCATCGACGGGCCGTGCCGCCAAGTCGGTAAAGACGGGATGCACCCGCTCAGCGGGAAGCCCCTGCCCGCCCACACCGAGCACTACATCACGTGTGTGCCCGGCAGCGAGAACGACCGCGACCACTACTCGTCCACCGACAACAACTGGTGCGTGCTCGAGCTCGCCACCGAGGACGGGGCGCTGTTCTGATGGCGCGACAGGAGGTGTCGCAGAAGACCCGCACAGGTGTGCTCGGGCGTGACGGCTACCTGTGTCAGCGGTGCGGGCGCACGGTCGGGCTCGGCGCGAACATGCAGCACCGGCGTGCTCGTGGTCGTGGCGGTCGTGGTCGTGAGGTGTCGGTGAACTTCCCGGAGAACCTGCTCAGCCTGTGCGGTTCGGGGACGACGGGATGCCACGGGTGGGTGACGGGGCATCCGCGGCTGAGCGATGAGTGCGGGTGGTCGGTGTCGACGAACGCGACCGAGTACGGGCCCGAGTCGGTGCCGGTGCTGGGACGGAACGAGTTTGGGCAGCCGCAGTGGTACTGGCTCGAGGGCTTCGATCGCATCCCTGTGCCGGAGGAGACGGCGGTGCTGCGGATGGTGGCGCTGGGCATCAGGAAGGCGGCGGCGTGATGGGTGTCGACAAAGCGGCTCTGCTCGCGTGGCTGGGCCGGAAGGCGGTAACGGAGAACGCCCTGATCGGTGCGGTCTACGACGGTTTGATCTCGCGCATCAAGCGCGGTGAGTTCGATGAAGAGGAGGTGGAGCGATGAGCACGAAGATCTCGAACTGGGCATGGCATGACCCCGCGACGCAGCACCTTCGGGGTAACGCAGCGATGCTGTTGCTCGCTCTCGCGGACATCGCGGATGACGACGGTCACGTGGTCTACGCGAAGGGTGCGAAGCGCACGCAGGAGGCGCTGGCGAAGAAGGCTCGGATGTCGGTATCGACGTTCAAGAGGGTGACGGGCGACCTCGTGGCGCAGGGCTTCCTGCAGGTGACGCGGGAGTCGAAGCGGACGGAGAACGAGTACCGAGTGATCATGAGGGCTCAATCTGACCTCTCCGATTTGAGCTCTCTGACGGGTCACAGCTATGAGCTGTCAGAGAGCTCACCTGGTGAGCTGTCATCGGACGCCACTCCTCTTATAGGACATAGTGACGTAGAAGAACGTGTTGTGCCGCCCAAGCGCGGCACCCGCATCGCTGACCCGTTCATCGTGACCTCGAGCATGAGGGAGTGGGCTGCGGAGCACACGCCGCTCGTGAACGTCGACCGGGCGACGCTGCGGTTCGTGAACTACTGGCGGGCGAAGACCGGGAAGGACGCGACCAAGCTCGACTGGGAGCGTACCTGGCAGAACTGGCTGCTGAAGGACCAGGAGGATCAGGAGCGCCGACCGGGTGTGAAGCCGTCGACGGTGGATCACGGCCGTGAGGTCGACCGCATCCTGCGAGAGCGCGCGGCGGGCGAGCACCTGGCGGTGTCCGCGTGAACGCCGCCGAGGTGAACGTGTTCCTCACCAGGGCTGCGCTTCTCGACCCGCGCATGAAGCGGGTCGACCCGATGGAGCAGGCCGACATGGCGACCGCCTGGGCCGACGTCCTCGACGACGTCGCCCTCGTCGCGGCGCTCACCGCGCTGAAGCAGCACTACCGGGGGTCGTCTGACCCGATCACCCCGGCGCGCGTCGTGGAGCTCGCCGTGCGCGAGATGGAGCCTGTGCTCCCCGACATCACCGGCGAGGTGGTCGCCGAGGACATGCGTCGTCAGCTCGCCGCGGCCGGTGTCTCTGAGGCCGACTGGCGTCGGTACGGGCACAACCCTGCCTGGGTGGCCGAGCACTTCGACCTGAACGCTGTGGAGGCAGCCTCGTGACCGACTACTTCCACTCCGACGCCGACGCGCCTGCAGACGACACCGGCGCGTTCGAGCTCCCGCACGACGTCAGCGCCGAACGGTACGTCGTCGGCGCCATGCTTCGCGACGGAAGCGTCGTCGACGACGTGCTCGACGAGATGACGATCACCGACCTTCACGTCCCGAAGCACGAGGTCATCGCCGAGTCCATCCTCCGCCTCGCCTCCGCTGGTGAGCCGACGGGCCCGATCGCGGTGAACGACGACCTCACGAAGCACGGCCTCATGCAGCAGGCCGGCGGCCCCGCCACGGTGTTCGAGTTGGAGTCCTATCCGTCGACCGCGTCGAACGCGGGCTTCTACGCCCGCATCGTCCACAACCACGCCGTGCGCCGCCGAGCGATTGAGGGCGCCACCCGCATCATGCAGGCCGCCCGCTCCGGCGACACCGACGTGACCGAGGTCGTCGAGGCCGCCCGCCGCGAGGTCGAGCTCATCCAGACCGGCCGGAAGAAGCACCTCGAGATGATCTGGGAGGGCGTCGACACCACCCTCGAGGAGCTCGCGGAGAAGCCCGACTACCTGCCGACCCCGTGGGCGTCGATCGACCGCATCATCGGCGGCTGGGCACCCGGCGGGTTCTACGTCATCGCCGCCCGCCCCGGCGCCGGCAAGACCCTCGCGGTGGTGCAGTCGGCGATGAAGCTCGCCCACACCGGGGTGGTGGCGTTCTCGTCGATCGAGATGGGCAAGAAGGAGCTACAGAAGCGTCTCCTCGCGAACTATGGCGAGGTCAACCAGCTCATGATCCGCGACCACATCCTCGGCCGCCAGGAGTGGGAGCGCATGGCCGGCGCCCGCTCACGCCTCCACGGCGCCCCAGTGTGGATCGACGCGCGCGGCAGCGTCACCGTCGCCGACATCCGCGCGTCCGCCCGGGCAGTGGCGCGCACCGGGAAGCTGGTCGCGATCTGTGTCGACTATCTGCAGCTCGTGAAGGGCGAGGGCCAGGACCGCCGCCTCGAGGTCGACGGGGTGTCCCGCGGGTTGAAGCTGCTCGCGAAGGAGCTGAACGTGCCCGTGATCGTGGCGGCGCAGCTGAAGCGACCGGCGCCGCAGAAGGGCAAGCAGCGGGCCCTGCCGACGCTCGCTGACCTGCGCGAGTCGGGCGGAATTGAGCAGGACGCCGACGTGGTGCTGCTGCTCGAGCGCGGCATCGAGGAGCACGCCCGCGACCTGACGGTGGTCGCGGCGAAGAACCGGCAGGGCGAAGAGAAACAGGTGACCCTGCGGTGGGAGGGCGAGTACGCCCGCATCGTCGACCGCAAATGGAGCCCCACAGCGCTATTGGACGAGAACGAGATCAGGAGACAGCAGTGATGCAGATCACCGAGCAGCAGGAAGTGTCGATCGCAGAGGTCGACTGGAACGACGACGGCCGCGTCACCGTGGCGGTGCACGTCGCCGACATGGCGGTCGAGCAGGCGCAGCAGCTTGCAGCGCTGATCACGGTGGCGGCAGCAGACGCGAACCGGGCCGTCACGGACCTCGAGCTCAGGACGCGTCTCGATGGCCTCACAGCAGCGGACCGAGCAGAGCGCGCCCTGCCGTGCGCGTGGTGCGATGCACCCAGTCGTGGTGGCGCCTTCCAGTTCGGCGACGGCACGTACCCGGAGCGGTCGTGCGGCGCAGAAGGTCACGGCTTCCGATTCCAGGCGGACGAGGAGGCACACGCGTGACCGCGGAGACCATCAACCAGGCGATGCGCCGCTTCCGCACCGAGGCCGACCTGTTCCAGCAGTACATCGCGCAGGGCATCGACGAGGACTCAGCCGCTATCCTCGCGGGCTGGGCGACCCGTGGACGGCCCCAGAACGCCGGAACGGCCGCTGGCCTGTCCGACGCTGAAATCGACGCTGAGATCGCCCGCAGGGCCTCCCGCGTCTGCGAGCTCTCCGGCGTGCACGGGTGCAGCCTCGGTGCCCACCACGACGGCGACTGCATCCTCCTTTGCGCCGCCCACCCCTTCGGCCTCGTCGGCACGCAGACCGACCTCGTCGACGGCGCCGAGTGGAGCGACATCACCCCCATCGAAGCCCGCTACGGCCACCTCTGCGGGCCGTGCTTCGGACGGGCCAGGAACGACCTCCACCAGGCGCCGCAGCTGCTCGCGCACATCCGCGCCCAGGTCGTCCCGTCCATGGGGTCCGCCCGCGGCCCTCGCGTCTCCGGCACCCGCGAAGCACCCATCCCGCTGCGCCCCGACCCCGTCGATGACGCCGACGACCTCTACGCGCAGGTCGTCAACTGGATCGTGTCGTTCGCACGCCACACCAGCGCCCGCCCGCCGGCCACGGCGATCGCGTTCCTGAAGGCCTCGACGGATGCGGCCCGGCTGCCGTCGTGGGCGCGCGACCAGGCATCCGCGTTCACCCTCATGGACGACCTCGTGCGCTGGTACGAGCACCACGGACTCACGATCGTCACCGCCCTGCCCCCGCTGACGGTGAAGGCGTGGTGCGACGACATCGCCCAGATCATCGGCTCGTTCCGCTCCCGCTACCCACAGGCGCCACGGAAGCCCCGTCAGGGCGCGAAGAGGGAGTGCCCGACGTGTGGGGAGCGGGAGGTGTCCCCAAAGTTCTACGCGGCCGGCACCGAGGTCTCCTGCGACCACTGCGGCGAGACCATCCCCGCCGCCGAGCACGACGACTACGTCGACTGGGCCGAAACGACCCCGGTGCGGTCGCTCTCCTGCGACCGGGGCCGCCACCAGCAGTGCGCGTCCTTCAACTGCGCGTGCGAATGCCACGACCAACGAGCAGCCTGAGGAGGCCGCCATGCCGATCATGAACTACACCACCGACATCTCCGTCACGAAGACGATGGGCGAGATTCAGGGAGCGCTTGCCCGCCGAGGCGTCACACGCATCTCAACCCTCTTCGACGAGCACGGCGTCGCATCCGGGCTCGGCTTCACCATGAACACCGACTACGGGCCCCGCGACTTCGAGCTCCCCGTCCGCACCGCCGGCGTGCTCGAGGCCATGAAGCGCGACACCAAGGTGCCCCGGTCGAAGTGCACGACGGAGCAGGCCGCGAAGGTCGCGTGGCGCATCGCGAAGGACTGGCTCGAGGCGCAGTCCGCACTGATCGACGCGCAGCTCGCCCGCCTCGACGAGGTCATGTTCCCCTACATGATCGCGTCCGACGAGGGCACCGTGTACGAGCTGTTCCGTGGCAAGCAGCTCGAGATCTCGGCCAGCAATCGAGCGGCACGATGAACGACTTCGCATCCCGGCTCGAGGATCGGGCCCGCGCATTCGACGATGCGGGACTCCGCTACGGGGTCGCGGATCTGCTGACGGAGGCCGCTGAGCGTCTGCGCGCGGCCGAGGCAGAGGCCGAACGTAACGCGGAAGGATGGTCGATCGCATTCCACGCAGCGGTCAGCCACCAGGAAGCACGTGAACGCCTCACCGCGGAGGTTGCCACGCTCAAGGTGCAGGTCATCCGAACCCGCGAAGAGTGGGAGGTTGAACTGGCCTCGCACGACGCCGAAGTAGCAGCGAAAGCCCTCGAAGACGTTGCCGAGAAGCTGGGCGAGAACCAGTCGATCACCGAGGGAGAGGTCCGCGAGGGCTTGCTCGCATACGCGGCGGCGTACCGCGGAGGCGCAGGACGATGAGCGGCCGTCACGCGGGAGACCGCGAGCAGCTGGTCTGGACCGAGGTCATGGACGACGAGCACGCCGGCACCCCTTACCAAGGCTTCCAGTCGGTCTGCGCCGAGCACGGCGTCACCAGCCGAAACCACCTCAGCGAGTCGTCCGCGCACCGCCTCGCCCGGTCGCACCTGGCCGACGTGCACATCGACTACCACGAGGACATCACCTTCCGGCGCCGAGAGGAGACCATATGATGGCCAAGCGCATTCAGATGAGCAGGCAGCATCCGTGGCGAGCCGACAACCCCGATGCCGTGCGAGTCGACCGGAACACGAAGTGGGGCAACCCGTTCCGTGTCGGCGTGAACGCCTTCAACCGCGCGAACGCCGTCGACCAGTTCCGCGAGATGGTCATGCGGCCCGGTCGGTCGTTCGGGGGCTTCCGCGAGCAGGTCCGGACGGACCTCGCAGGCCGCGACCTCGCCTGCTGGTGCCCGCTCGACCAGCCCCGCCACGCCGACGTGCTCCTCGAGATCGCGAACAGTTGATGGCCGCCCGCTGCGTGAACATCGACGGCGTGCTCCTCCGCGTCTCCGACGACTTCGACACCACGGAGGGGTCACAGGACATGGTCAGCGCCCGCGAGCTCGTCGTGCTTATGCGCGAGGGCATCGCGAAACTCCCGCCCCGCCCCTGCATGGCTCAGCGCTGCTCGCAGGACGCCTGGCACGTGCACGGCGTCGAATGCAGCTCGAGCTGTCGATGCGGGCAAGGAGAGCGCTGATGCAGCCCACCCTGTTCGATCTCAACGACGACCGCCCCGCGAGCGTCGAGACCGAGTATGCGCAGATGCCCGGCCGAGCGCCCTTCTCCCGTACGCCCATGAGCGCCGACCTCGCGCGCGACCTCGGCACTACGTCATGGGTGCGCGCCCAACGCCGCGTCGACGAGGGCCGGCAGCTCGTGCACGGCCTCACTCTCGACCCGCCCACCGTCACCTGCGACGGATGCGGCCGCACCGCGACCGCGTCCAGTCAGGGCGTGCCGTTCAACATCGTCATCCTCACATGCGGCATCGTCTTCAACCCGCGCACGTACGGACGCGGCGACGACCGGCGTCTCTGCCGCGACTGCCGCCGCACCGAGTGGGGACACACCGCCTGATGCCCCTCCGCCTCGTCCCGATCTCTTTCGCCGACGCATGCGCGTTCGTCACAGAGCACCACCGCCACCACCAGGCGCCCGCCGGCCACAAGTTCAGCATCGGCGTCAGCGATGATCACGGCATCCTCCGCGGCGTCGCCATCGTCGGTCGCCCCGTCTCGCGCGTGCTCGCCGCCGAGGGCGACGTGCTCGAGGTCACCCGCTCCGCGACCGACGGCACCGCGAACGCGAACAGCATGCTCTATGGCGCCGCACGCCGTGCGACCTTCGCCCTCGGCTACCGACGTCTCATCACCTACACGCAGGACGGCGAGACCGGCGCCAGCCTCCGCGCAGCAGGCTTCCGAGTCATCGCCCAGCGCCGAGCCCGCGCCGGATGGAGTGTCCCGAGCCGCCCTCGCGCGAACCGCGGTACCGACGGCATCGCTCGCACTCTGTGGGAGGCGTGATGGCTGACCCGCAGTTCCTCAGCATCCGCGACGCCGGCCGCAGAGTGAAGCGCTCACGCCGCACCATCCAGCGATGGATGCGCCACGGCATGCCCTTCCACTGGATGGACGGCCGCAAGTTCGTCGAACTCGCCGACCTCCAGCGCACCCTCCGAGCGAAGCTCGCATCCAACCCCACGAGGCCGCGCAAAAATTCTTCGCTCGAGAGTTGACACGTGCACGATGTCACCCCCTAGGTTGAAGATACGCAGAAATCGACCCACCGGTCAGAGCATCGCTCCCGGTGGGTTTCGTGCATCCGAAACCCGCCACCGACCTTCTCTCCGGTGGTGATACAGGGCTGACAACCTGGCGCCGAGGGGGCGCGAACTCGTCACCCCGGCTACTGGGTAAGTGGCAAGCACCGCGGGTGGGCAGGGTAGGCGCGTGATGCGCACTGCCCGCCCGCGGATTGTCACGCTAGGAGGGCTCCTCCCTAAGATGGTCGGATGTCGACGAACTCCGTGCGCAGTCGGGCGATACGGACATCGGCGACCCTCCTGAGTGGGCCTATCGAACTGCTCGACTTCCTCGTCCCGCTGTGGGCGGGCGCGATGCTCGGGCTCGACGCCCCGGCAATTGGATGGCTGGTGGCCGCCGAGCTCGTGGTGTCGGTGCTCGTACGACCTCTCGCCGGCTATCTCGCCGATACACGACCGCGGTCCCGAGTTGCCGCATTCGGGGCCTTCGCCTTCAGTCTCAGTTGCGTGATCTACGCCGTAGCGGATACGCCCATCACGGCCTTCGTTGCGGCAGTCCTCGGCGGGGTTGCAGGCCCACTGTTCTGGATCTCGCTGCGCGCGATCGCCGCCGAGTACCTCGCCGACGAATCGGGAACGTTCGCGGGGCTCATGTCCGCAGAGGCTCTCGGATCGTGGATCTTCTGGGGGCCAGCAATGGTCCTTCTCGGGGCCTTCGGGTATCCCGCAGTCTTCATCGGGCTTGCCGTTGCGGCGGTAGCCGCCGGCGCGCGCTTACTGCTCACCCCCAAGGAACCGCTCGTCGTGCGAGCGGAACTTGTCGGCGGAATCCCTGCACACGCCCGCCGACTCGCTCCTCTGATGACTATCGGTGGCTTCGTCACTGCAGCCGAGGCTGGTGTGGGGTTGGCGCTCCTGCTACAGCTGCAAGATGCTGGCCTAGAAGTCTGGCAGATCGCTCTGGTCTACCTGCCCGGCGGCATCGCACTCACCCTTCTCCCGCGTCCCCTTCACGGTGTGGTCGAGCGATGGGGTCGCAAACCGGCATACGTCGCAGCGTCTCTCGCGAGTGCTGCCAGCACAGCGGTGCTGGCCCTTGCGCCGCCGGTGATCCTCATAGCCGCACTGTGGATCATCACGTCGGCCTCTCTCGCCCTCCTCTACCCACTGCAGAAGACCCTTGTCACGGAGGCGAGCGGCGAGCGCGTCGCCCGCGGGATGAGCCTGCAGGCGAACGCGGACACAATCGGTGCTGCAGTCGGAGTGGTCGCGGTGGGCGCCATCGTCGCCGACGGCCGGTGGGCCCTCGCATTCATCGCCTGCGCTCTCGTCGTCGTAGGCGGCGCGGCCCTAGCCCCCTGGGTCATCGATAGCACCGGACAGGAGCGCCGAGAGCGGGTCGCGAGGGGCTGACAGCCCCTCGAAGTGAGCAGAGAGAACTCTCGCCCGAAGTTCCGTCGCTCCGAGTACGAGTGTGAAGAAGGAGCGCGATTCATCGTGAAATATTTGGCCGCGCACCTCACCCAGTTCGCTTTACCCGCGGCACGGTGACCGGAACGGCGCCCACGTCACCGTAAGGTCAGATTCAGCACCAGGTTGAGGATCGCGGACGCGAGCCCGACCAGAGCTACGACGACCATCGACCATCTCATCCGGCTGCGCCGCCCGGCCCGCCCCGTCGGATACCTCTTCAGCCCTGGCCTCGTCACGACGAACACGCATACCAGCGTCACCGCGAGCAACGGCAGCGTGAACCACATCATGACCGGCCTCCTCTGCGCAGCAAGTTCACGCCCAGGAGTACGCCCCATGCGCTCAGGGCAAGCCAAAGAACGGCGGACATCCCGAAAGGCAGGGGCACCGGCCCGGCATTACCCCAGAACGGCTGAGATGCCAGCAGCCAAACCGCGAGGCCAACTAGAGGCGGCAGGGGCAGCAGGATTAGTAGCGCGCACCAGCGCGGCGTGCCCGCCTTGACAGGCGCGACCCGATCCAGCGAGTCGCCCCTCCGCGGGCTCATTGGCCCCACCGTGCCGGAAGCGCCACCAGCATGATGACGACGAAGATCGCCAACGCGATGATGACGAGCACGGCCCGAGAGGCTTGATTCACGGGTGCTCACCTGCAGCCGTGACGTCGGGCTCAGCATCGTCCTGCTGCTTTGCCGCTGCTCGCCACATCTGACGAGCCTGCACAGCGTGCACCAGTGCGAGCACAGCCCATGCGGCGGCCAGAAACCACCGGGCCGCGATCCACTCCGAGTCGGACCCCCAGAGCAGGTTGACGACCGCGCTTCCAAGCGCGATGAATGCATATCCGATTGCGATGAGCCGCATGCTCTTCCAGAGCACCCGCTTTCGTTCCCCCATGCGTGCACCCTACGACGAAGGAGACACGATGAGAGCCCTGCCCGTCATCATCGCCGCCGTCACCCTGGTAAAGCTCGCCGTGCTCGCTGCCCTGTACTCGCTGCGCCTATCACCCGCCGACCCCGACCCGCTCAACCATGACTGATGGCTAGGAAGCACGGAACGTCACTATCCTCGGTCCATGTCTCGAACCCAGCGCAATGCCGGAATTGCGGCCTTCTTTCTCGAACACGTAGCCGAGGTCATCGACATGATCGACCTAGTTCATGGCGGGGCGAGGACCGTGCAGAATATTCGAGCGCAGCTGTTGGGACTGCGATCAGAATCTGCTGTCGATCGCGAGCTACCAGAGGGCTTGGGAGTCCGCGCGGACACCGCCGAACGACTGATCCGGGACGATTTCAGCGTGTTCCATTCCAATTGCATTCTCGGAGCATGGGGTGCCCTTGAGGCGACCGTCGATGACTTCTGCGTGTCGCAACTGAAGGACAGTGCCGTCAGGGATCAGCTGCCGGCACTACAAGCTCTGAAGGTTCCTCTTGGCGAATTCCTGGGACGTTCCGAAGAGGAACGCTGGGACTGGGTGCTCGAGCATTTGAAGGTGTCGAGGAGCTCGGTGTTGAAGCCAGGGGTAGGTCAATTCGAATCAATCCTGGGGGATGTCAATCTCGGTGGAAAGGTCGACGACGACTTGCGCAAGCTCTTATTCGAGGTTAAGGCGCTACGGAACGCAATCGCACATCGAGGTGGGAAGGTCGACCAGCGTCTAATCGACGCCCTGCCCGGGTGGGGAATGGCCATCGGGGATCGCATCCACGTCGGCTACGAGCAGGTCGTGGCGGCACTGTTGGGGATGTCGGTGTACGTGGACTTGGTGGTCCACCGTAGTCGAGGCACGGAATGGCAACCAGGAGGGAGCTCTGCTCCATCTCCCCAACGACTACTGAGCACTTTCGAACGACCTGAGGCGATCAGTCAGCCCCGTCCCTGAGGCGACGCGCGCAGCGCGCTGTCCTGGCACGCCGACCTACAGCAGGAGCGACACGGGGACGACAAGGTCAACGTCGAACCCATCGAAGGTCGACTGACCGAAAACCTTGCTGCGCTCGGGTAGCTTCGAGAGCGAGCTGTTTGGAAAGCTCGCACTGACCGTTGAACCAGACACCGTGATGTTTGCCACGTCGTAGTTGGCGAACGTGATCGTGGTCCCTCGAGTCTCCGAGATCGACGCCGTCGGACCAGCGTTCGAGTACAGCTTCACCACCCACCGAGACTCATCCCCGTTACCGGCCGGCACGAAGAGCTGCAACGACAGATAGGTGGCGTCGTGCTCACCGAGCAGCCCATACGGAGAAGCCACGAGACCCCACGTCACTCGGTGGCCATGCCCTTCTCGCTCCATGATCACTGACTCGATCAACTGCTCCATTCGCCCACGATAACGACTGGAGGAACGATGAGGATCACGTTCGGTGAACTGAACGCCTCGCACCACGAGCACGTCGTCCTCATCGAGGACGGCACCAAGACCTACACGGGCAAGATCACCACCATCGCCCACTACCTCGACCAGGGCGTCACCGGAGTCAGCCTCGACACCAGGGCGATCGCCATTCAGCGCCGCCACGCCTGGCCCATCACCGTCCTCAACCCGGCACCGTGAAGGTCTGCGCTGGATACGGTGTGCGTTGCAGCTCATTCGGAAAGGCTCAGCCTCTCGCGAACTCCCTGAGATCGGGAACCCGAGGGAGATCGACCCATAGGCGGATGTTGCCCTCCGCTGCGGCGGCACCAGACACGAGGTAACCGGCCGCGCCGATCAGGTCCAACGAGGGCGCCATCGACGCGGCCTTGGCGCGAGACACGTACCCCAACTTCACACCCCGCCCGTAGACGACGATCGCTGACGAATCGTGCTCGTTTGTAGGCTCACGCACTAGTACGTACTCCGTGCCGCTAGCTGCAATCCGTTGAGCATCCGTGACGTAGTTAGCTGACCCCTTGACTCTCGTCCGGATTGAGGGAAGTCCGCGTAGGTCGCAGTAATCCGGCGCAACGGGTGGCTCTGACTCCACCAGGGACGGTTCAGCACGTCCAAGCAATCGAGAAAGCCACCCCATGCCGGGAGCCTAGATGCAAAGCAGGAGGCACGGCCAGATGAAAGTGTGTGCTGAGCCCGGATGCCCGACGTTCGTAACAGCAGGCCGCTGCCTCATCCACCAGCGGGAGAGAGAACAGGCGAGGGGCAGCAGGCAACAGCGGGGCTACGACGCCCGTCATGACCGGGAGCGTGCACGGTGGGCGCCGAAGGTAGCGCGCGGCACGGTGAAGTGCTGGCGCTGCCGCACCCTCATCGCACCCGGCGAACCGTGGGACCTCGGCCACGACGACCACGACCGCACCATCACCCGCGGCCCCGAGCACGCCAACCGCTGCAACCGCAGCGCAGGCGGCCGAGCGTCACATCAACGCTGACTCCCACGGTCACCTCGAGCACGGAGACGCATCACACCCAGCACAGTCCCGAACGCGAACACGACAGCGAAGAACACGAACCCTGCAGGGTTGTTGCCGGACGTCGCACTCAGAACGGCAAGCACCACGAACGCCACCGCTACGACGGGGGCGCCGATAACGATCAGCAGAGCCAACTGCCGATGGAAGCGGCGATCGGAATCCGTCGGTCGCGTCACATCTCGATATTCGCGCGAGCCACCCATGAGCCCATGCAACACCCCCTGCACCCTGACCACTACCCTTCACCGCCCCCAGAGGGGGAGGGGGGATGCTCCCAACGGGGTCACCCCTCCGGACCGCCGGGGAGGTGGCTCCGATGCGCGGTGGAATCAAAGAATCGCTCCGGAGGGGGTCGGCTATGCCTCGTGGTGGTTCTCGGACGGGTGCGGGTAGGCCGCCTGACCCGTCGTCGCTCGCTGAGGCGGTTCGTCTGGAGACGGGTGCGATCCGCACCCTGCCCAGGGCTCGTTCGGGTCCTGCGCCGGCTTGGCCGTTGTCGAGGGCGACGGCGCGTGAGACGACGGTGTGGCGGCAGCTGTGGAAGTTGCCTCAGGCCGTGGTGTGGGAGGAGCAGTCGTCGCACCGTCAGGTCGCGATGCATGTGCGGACGTCGGTCGAGGCTGAGGATGCTGGCGCTTCGGCGTCGCTGCGGAGTCTGCTGTTGCGTCAGGAGAACGCGCTGCTGCTGAATCACCAGGCGCTGCTGTCGGCGGGGTTCAGGATCACGACCCAGGCGCAGGCGCCGACGGTGTCGTCGAGCAAGCCGGCGGCGGCGCGGCGTCAGGTGCCGTCGTCGCGGGGCAGATTGAGAGCTGTGGAGGATGTCGGCTCCGAAGAATGAGTTTCAGGTCGACTTCCCGACGCTCGGCTACCTGCAGGCGGACTGGATTGCGTGGCACTGCCCGATCCCGGACGGCTTCCACAAGGGGCAGCCGTTCGTGCTCTCCGACTGGCAGCTGTGGTGCACCGCGAACCACGGGCGGGTGCGGCCGGCCACACCTTGGATCCCGGAGAACCCGGTCAAGAACCAGGCGTTCCACAACCGGCGATCTCTGGTCGTGGGTCCGCAGAAGTACGGAAAGAGCCCGTGGGCGGCGTCACAGACTGCGGTCATGGCGGCGGGTCCTGACCTGTTCGCCGGCTGGGCCGAGGCGGGCGACGTGTACGACTGCGCCCGGTACGGGTGCGGGTGCGGGTTCGTCTACGAGTACGAGGCTGGCGAGCCGATGGGCATGCCGTGGCCGACGCCGCTCGTGCAACTCATGGCCGCGTCTGAGGACCAGGTAAACACGAACATCTGGCGCCCGCTGCGGGCGATGATCGAGCGCGGCCCGCTCGCCGAGGTCATCCGTGTCGGGTCGAAGTTCATGCGCATTGGCGACGACGGCGAGATCCAGAAGGTTACGAGCTCCGAGTCCTCCCGTCTGGGGAACCCGACGACGGGGTTCGTGCAGGAGGAGACCGGGACTTACACGAAGGCGAACGGTCTGCTCGAGGTGGCGCAGACGATGCGTCGCGGCACGTCGGGTATGGGCGGGCGCGGCATCGAACTCTCGAACGCGTGGGACCCTGCGGAGATCTCGACGGCGCAGCAGACGTACGACGCGAAGGCGCAGGACATCTTCCGGTTCTTCCGGCAGCCGCCGAAGAACCTCAGCTACAAGAACAAGCGCGACCGCCGGAAGATCCACGCCTACGTGTACGTCGGCGCCGCGCACGTCGACCTCGACGGAATCGAAGCGGAGGCCGCGGAGCTGCTCGAGCAGGACCCCGCGCAGGCGGAACGGTTCTACGGCAACAAGCTCGTCCGCGGTCTCGGCTCGTGGATGCCCGACGGACTGTGGGAGAGCGCGTATGCCCGACCAACTCTGGCTGCCAAATCCGCCTGACGGCACCGCGATCTGCCTCGGATTCGACGGGTCCCTGAACAACGACTGGACCGCGATCGGCGCCGAGACCATGGACGGGTACTCGTTCACACCCCGCTGGGGCCCGGACGAAGTCGCGACGATCTGGAACCCCGCCGAGCACGGCGGCCGCATCCCGCACAGCGAGGTGCACACCGCGTTCGGGGAGCTCTTCGACCGGTTCGTCGTGGTGCGCGCCTACTGCGACCCCCACGACTGGGAGACCGACATCGAGGACCTCGCGCTCGAGCACGGCGAGGAGAAGGTCGTGCAGTGGCCGACCAACCAGATCTCCCGCATGTACCTCGCGATCCGCCGGTTCGAGAACGACCTCGCCCAGGGGCGCATCCGCCACGACGGATGCCCGGTGGCGGCGCAGCACGTCGGGAACGCGAAGAAGGTCGGGAAGCCCGGCCAGATGTACATCCTCGGGAAACCGAACGAGAACCAGAAGATCGACGTCGCGATGACCAGGGTGGTCGCGCACGAAGCGAAGTCCGATGCGCTGGCTGCAGGGTGGGAACCCCCGAAGCCGCGGCGAGTACGCGTGTGGCGCGGGTGAGGCGGTAGCGGTGACGACGGAGATGGAGAAGGAGCGCGACCGGCTCCGCCTGAAGCTGCACAGCGAGTTCAAGATCCTCGACCGCTCCGACGCCTACTTCGAGGGCCGCCAGCCCCTCCGGTTCGTGGCACCGACGCTCGAGCGCGAGCTCGGCTACAGGCTCTCGCCGATCGTGATCAACCTCGCGGAGTTCGCCACCGACGTCTACGACAACCGCCTCGACATCGAAGGGTTCCGGTTCACCTCCGACGCGATCGCCGACAAGGAGCTCGGCGACATCTTCATCGAGAACGACGGTGATCTGCTCTCGCAGCAGGCCCACCGCGAGAGCCTGGCGCTCGGCCGCTCGTACGCGATCGTGGGCGCCGGCGAGGATCGTGGTGACGCGCCGATCATCACCGCGGAGTCAGCGTTCGACGCCATCCATGAGGACGACCCTGTCACGAAGGCGGTGCGGCACGGCATCAAGCAGTGGAGCGACGCCGACGGCACCCGGTGGGTGACGTACTACCACCGTGAGGGCCGGAACACGTGGGTGTCCGAGAAGGGCAAGCCCTGGAAGGAAGACGCTGGCCTCGAGGTCAAGCACGACTGGAAGCTGTGCTCCCTCGTGCCGCTGCCTCACCAGGGGCGGATGCTCGGGCGCACCGTGCGTGGCGTCGACCAGCGGCTCGGCCGGTCGGTGTTCGCGAACATCGTCCCGGTGATGGACGCGCTGAACAAGATCTCCTCCGACATGATGGTGTCCGCCGAGTTCCACGCCCTCCCGCGCCGGTGGGCCACCGGGCTGGAAGAGACCGACTTCATCGACGACGACGGCAACCCGATCGACGTGTACTCGATGATCGCCGGCCGTATGTGGGGCACCACCAACAAGGATGCAAAGTTCGGGCAGTTCGCCGAAGCGGACCTGCAGAACTTCCACAACACGATCAAGCTCCTCACCCAGGTCATCGCGATGCAGCTCGGCCTCCCGTCGCACTACCTGACGTTCATGGGCGACAACCCGCCCTCGGCCGACGCGATCCGCTCTTCGGAGGCGCAGTTGGTGAAGCGCGCCGAACGGCTGCAGCGAGCATACGGCGCCCGGTGGCGGCAGATCATGAAGCTTGCACTGCTCGAGAACGGCACCGCGAAGGCCGACCTCGCCCCGATTGAGGTGCTGTGGCGTGACCCGTCCACGCCGACCATCGCGCAGAAGGCCGACGCCATCGTGAAGCTCGTGCAGGCCAAGGACGGCAACGGCCGCTCGCTGCTGCCCATCCAGCAGGCCCGTGAGGACATGGGCTACACGGACGAGCAGCAGCGGCGGATGTTGCAGTACGACGCCGACGGTGACCCTCAGGTGACCGCGGCTCTCCGGGCGTTGGAGGCCACGGGTGGTAGCGCTACCTGACGCTGCGGCGTCGCATTACCAGCAGGAGCAGCGCATCGGTGCCGTCACGGCGAGCGGTCTCGCGCGGCTGTGGAGCCAGCTCGACGACTCGGTCGGCCTCGACACCGGATACGCGCGCATCGAGCCGCGCGTGCTCGAGCTCATCGTCGCAGGCCAGGCCGCCGCGGCACGCACGGGCGTCGCGTACGTCTCCGAGGTGCTGTACGAGACCGACCAGGTCGACCTCCCGGTCATGACGATGCGGCCAGAGGCCTTCGCAGGCACCGCCGCGGACGGCCGTGACCTCGGAGGCTTGTTCTACTCCTCGGTCACGAAGACGAAGGAGGCCGTCGCCGCCGGCGCCTCGATCGACGTCGCGCTGCTGCAGGGCCGTAACGAGCTCGTGAAGCTCGCGCTCACGACGGTCGCGGACTCGAACCGAGAGGCTGTCAGCGGCGCGATGGGCATCCGCCCGGCCGTGGAGGGCTGGGTGCGGATGCTGAACCCGCCCTCGTGCGGGCGCTGCGCCATCCTCGCCGGTAAGTTCTTCCGCTGGAACCAGGGCTTCCAACGCCACCCCCGGTGCGACTGTCGCCACATCCCGGCCTCTGAGTCGATCGCCGGCGACCTCACCACAGATCCGTACGAGTACTTCCGCTCCCTGGCACCCGCCGAGCAGGACAAGCTCTTCGGCCGTATCGAGGCGCGCGCGATCAACGACGGCGCCGACATCTACCGCGTCATGAACACGAAGACGCGCGGCCTCGCCACAGGCGGACGCCAGGCAGCGAAATACGGCACCCCGTCGCGGCTCACCGTCGACGAGATCTACCGGCAGGCCGGGCACCGCACCAACGCCATCCGCATGATGACCGAAGAGGGCTACATCACCGGCCCCCAGAACGCCGCCGGCAACATCCTCGGCCGCGTCAACGGGTTCGGGCAGCTCGGCAAAGGCGGTCGCGCACGGGCAGCATCTGACTCGGTCATCGAAGCCACCATGACGGGGGTGCGGAACCCGCTGGACCGGTACACGATGACGGCCGCCGAGCGGCGCATGTACGACGCCTGGTACCGGGCCAACGCGGCGAAGTCGGGGTACTGGCCCAGGTCAATCGGTGCGAACTCCGCCGACAAGAACACCCGCATGATGCCGATCACCGATCAGCAGCGGGGGCTCGTCGCCAGGGAGCTGCAGCGGCAGCTCGACGACCTCCCGAACCAGCCCCAGCAGGTCCGGGACCTCGCCCGCACCCTCGGGCTCATCTGACTTCCCACCACCGCGGTGGGGGCGCTACGCGAGCGTGTCGCGGGATAGCCGACGGGCTGTAAACGGACTGTGCCGACGGGCCGAAAACGGAAAGGAACACCCACCCATGAAGAGCACCTGCACCCTCCCCGCCTTCGGGCCGCGCGCGATCTCCGCGCACGACATCCGAGGCATCCGCTTCTTCTTCCCCGCCGGGGACGAAGGAACCGGCGGCGGAGGAGGGAACGACAACGGCGACGAGAAGACCCTCACGCAGGCCGAGGCCGACGCGATCGTCGAACAGCGTCTCGCGCGTGAACGGAAGAAGTTCGACGGCTTCGACGACTTCAAGGTCAAGGCCTCCAAGTGGGACGCCCACGAGGCCGCGCAGGCGAGGGACCAGAAGGGCGGCGACAAGAGCGGCGACGGCAAGGGCGGCCAACAGCCGACCGGGCTCAGCGACGCCGACGTGCAACAGCGCATCGACGATGCCCTCGCCGCGGAGCGCACGAAGTCCGGCTCGAAGCTGGTCAGCATCGCGCTCGATAAGGCCCTCGAGGCGAAGACCGTGTCGCCCTCGAAGCTCCTCAGCTTCACTGCCTCCGACTACGTCACCCCCGAGGGTGACGTCGACGAGCAGAAGCTCTCCGACTGGGTGAAGGAGAACACCACCGACGCGCCCGAGCCGCGACCCCGCCGCGATCCCTCCCAGGGGCAGCGGGACTCGTCGGCGAACGGCGGTTCGGTTCAGTCCGGCCGCGACCGCTACGCGGAGCGGCACAAGAAGTCGGCGTAAGACCCAGCATCCCGCTACGGGCGCGCCACCCCTGACACTCTCGGAAGGAGAGAGCAATGGACCTCAGCCTCAAGACTGAGACGTTCGGGCAGGAAGACCAGACCTGGCTCGACTCGGCCCATGGTACGGATGCGGCACGCTCCGTCACCATCGACATCACCAAGGGCTTCACCGCCGGCACGCACTGGCCCGCCGGGCATCTGCCGTCGGGCACGAAGCTCGGCAAGGTCACCGCGAGCGGCAAGTACGGCCTGTACGACGACGCCGCGACCGACGGCCGCCAGACCCTCGTCGGCTTCACCCTCACCGCCCAGAAGATCGGCACCGGCGATGTCATCGCGCCGCTCTTCGACCACGGCAGGGTCAACGAGTCCAAGCTCCCGTTCACCGTCGACGCCGCCGGCAAGGCCGACGTCGCCGGCCGGATCCAGTTCGTCTAAGGAGGCTGACCCATGCTCATCAACACCGACTTCATCCCGCCCGCGGAACTCACCGGTTACGCGCGCGCCGCTCTGGCCGACCTCGAGGTCAACCAGTTCACCCTCTCGGAGTTCCTGCCCTCCGTGGCCGTCGACGACCTCGTCTACCGCTTCACCCGTGGCGGCCGTGGACTCGCCGAGGCGGCGACCTACCGCTCCTACGACGCGGAGGCGTCGATCGGGAAGCGCCCCGGCGCCGCCCGCGTGCAGGGCGAGCTGCCTCCGGTGTCGCGGAAGATCCGCCTCAGCGAGTACGACAGACTCCGTCAGCGTCACGCTGACGGCCCGGTCGCGGATGCGATCTACAGTGACACCGACCTGATGGTCGAGGCTGTGGCCGCTCGCATCGAGCTCGCCCGCGGGTCTGCGCTGAGCGCCGGCACCGTGACGATCAACGAGGACGGTGTCATCGCGACCGTCGACTTCGGTCGACGTGCCGGTCACACCAACGTCGCCCCCGGCACCCTCTGGTCCGTGGCCGCATCGGCAACCCCGATCGCGGACATGATCGCCTGGCGCAAGACCTACCGCGCGAACAACGGTGGCCGGAACCCGGGCGCGTTCCTCACCTCGGAGACGGTGGTGTCGAACATCCTCCGCGCCCAGGAGGTGCGGAACCTCGCCGCCGCGAACGGCACCGTGCCGTCGATCATCTCGCCGCTGCTGCTGAACTCGATCCTGGCGACGTACTCGCTGCCGCCGATCGTGGTCAACGACGCGCAGATCAACGTGGAGGGGATCGCCACCCGCGTCATCCCCGAGAACAACTTCCTGATGCTGCCCGCCGTCGGCGATCGCAACCTCGGAGGCACGTTCTGGGGTACCACCGCGGAGTCCCTCGAGCCCGACTACGGCATCGAGGGCGACGAGGCGGGCATCGTCGCGGGGGCCTACAGCACCAAGGACCCGGTGGCGCTGTGGACCAAGGCGGCGGGCATCGCCCTCCCTGTCCTGGCCAACCCGGACCTGTCGTTCCAGGCGGTGGTGCTGGCGTGAGCAAGCTCAACACGCACGTCACCGTGCACGACGAGAACGGCGTGGCCCACACGTTCACTCCGGACGACACCGTCCCGGGATGGGCGGAGACCGCGATCACCAACCCGAACGTGTGGGCGGAGAAGCCCTCCAAGGCGGCGTCCAGCGGCAAGACGAAGAGCAAGGGCAAGGAGAAGTCCGAGCCCAAGCAGGAGCCCGCCCAGGAGCCCACCGGCTCCGAAGATGGCGAGCTCGTCGTCCCGCCGATGGTCGGCGCCGGCAGCAGCGCGGACGCCTGGAAGGCCTACGCGGTCGCGGCTGTCGCGAAGGCGGGCCAGAACATCGAATTCCCGGAGGACGCGAAGCGCGGCGACATCATCGCTGCTCTCGACGAGGCCGGGATCCAGACGAAGGCGAAGGAGTAGGTCATGCCGTGGGTTCCCGTCGCCAAGAAGGACATCACCGACCGGTGGCGGGAACTCACGGCTGCCGAACTCTCCATCATCGACACGCTCATCCTCGATGCTCAAGACGAGCTCGAGGACGACATCGAGGCCGCAGGCTACCTGCCGATCGACTGGACCGACGAGAAGAAAGCGCGCCGGTACAAGCGCACGGTGGCCGCGATGGTGAAGCGGCTGCTGCTGAACCCTGAAGGCTTCCTCTCGGAGACCGTCGAGGGCGAGTACTCCTACCGGCGGGCCGAGGTACTCGCGTCCGGGGCGCTCGCTGCGACCGAACTCGAGCTGGCCAAGTTCGCACCGCATCGACGGCCGCGACGCGGGTCGTTCACCATCCGGCTGGGGCAGTCGTGATCTCCGCCGGCCTACTCGGAAGAGGACGGGCGATGTCGGACGGGCTCATGCCCGACACCTGCAAGGTCACCCGCCCGGGCGGGGAGCCGGTCCTCAACGAAGCCACCGGCCTGTACGACGACCCGGCCCCCACGACGGTGTACACGGGCCCGTTCCGATCCCGTGGAGTGAACACGGCCGCGGGGGAGATCGACGCGGCCGCGCAGCTGCTCGTCGAGACCGACGCCTCCGTCTCCTTCCCCGTCACAGCGGCGACCGCCGCCATCACGAAGAACGACATAGTCACCTGGGTGACCTCGGCCTTCGACCCGGGTCTGGTCGGCAAAGCGGTGCGGGTGACGGGGCCGTTCGCGAAGACCTCGCACGCCGTCGCCCGCCGGTTCCGAGTGGAGGAGACGACCTGATGCCCGACGACTTCTCGATCGACACCTCACAGCTTGGCAAACTCGAAGCCGACCTCGGTGAAGCCGTGGCGAGCTCCGGCCAATACATCAACTCGGGCATGCAGCGCACCTCCGTGAACATTCAGGAGGCGTGGCGGGAGAAGGCCACCGGGAACCCCTACGCGCCCCAGTTCCCCGGCTCTATCACCTACGATCTCGAGGTCTACCACGGCTTCGGAGCCTCGGTCCTCCGTTCCGACATCGGCCCAGACAAAGACCGCCCCCAAGGCGCGCTCGGCAACCTGCTCGAGTACGGATCCGTCAACAACCCGCCCCGCGGCTACGGGCTCGCCGCACTGCAGGAGAACGAGCAGGACTTCCAGGACGGCCTCGAACAGGCACTCGCCGACGCCATCCACGTCGTCGAGGTCGGCTCCTCCATCACGAGGTCCGCCGGAGCGATCGTGCGGGGGTCGTTCAGGTGAGACACCACACCGACTGGCTGCGCGCACGCCTCTCGACGATTCCCGCCGTCCGAACCTCCTCTGGCGTCGTGCCGGCGTCGTTCGCGAAGGTGTTCGTCACCCAGGCCGTCTACCCGCGGCCGCACCAGGCCTTGGACGTCGCGCCCCCCTACATCGTGCTGCACCCCGTCACGGGAGTCGCAGAGCGCACACGCTCCGCCGGCGGCATCCGGCAGAAGAACCCCCGCTGGACCATCCACGCCGTCGGCAGCACCGCCGACCAGGCGGGCTGGCTCGGCGACGCGATCGAGGCAGAACTTATCCCGGGCGGAGTGCCGGTCCGGCCGGTGTTCGCCGGCGAGAGCGCGCACCCGTTCTGGTGGAGCTCACCCACGCCGATCGACATGGACACCGACCCGACACCGCCCGTGTTCCTGCACATCTCCGAGTGCGGGTTCGCCACCGAGATCACGGACCCGACAGGAGGCGCGTGATGCCCCAGCAGAAGCCGTTCATCAGGGTGCGCAGCAAGGCCACGAAGGCGCAGTTCGACATCCGCCGCGAGTCGTTCGACGAGACCAAGCACGAGCGCGTGAAGCGCGTCCCGGACTCGTGGCGGCCGCGCCGCCCGAAGCAGTTCGTCGTGCTCAAGAAGAGAGGTTCCACCACCGAGGTGGACGAGGGCACCAGCCCGACCGGCGAGTAGCCGTGACCGTATCCGTGGGGAACCGAAAAGGAGCATCATGTCGCTGACCATTCCCGCCTCGGTGCCTGTCGAGGGCACCCGCCGGGTCTACCACCTCCCGACCGTCGCGGACATCAACGCCATCAAGGTGACCGAGTTCGCTGCCGGCACGTTCATCGGCTGCTACGTCACCTCGAGCGGCTGGCAGCCTTCCCAGGACCAGGGCACCATCAACGACGGCCGCCTATGCTCGTCCGTTGACTTCGAGCGCCCCGGCCGCAAGACCAAGACCCTCGCCCTGCAGTACACCTTCAACCTCGCCGATGCCGACGAAGACGAGGCCCGCCTCGCGCTCGCCGAGGGCACCACCGGCATCCTCGTGAACGTCCTCCAGAAGGACGAAGAGGATGACGACGTCGCCGTCGACGACTGGTACGAGGCGTGGCCCGTGCAGTCCGGCGAGCAGGTCGTGATGCCGGCGGAGACGAACGCGGTCGACCGCATCCAGCAGAAGCAGTTCGTGCGCGGCAAGCCGGTGCACTTCAAGCAGGTCGTCGCCGGCTCCTGACCAGAGACCCCTGTGCCGCCGCGTGTCCCCGCGGGCGGCGGCACAGGCCACTTTCATCCGTCCGTGGGGTCAACCGTGGGAGAAGAATCATGTCAGCATTCGGAGAGCAGCTCGCGAAGCGGAAGACGGCCAGCACGGACGTCTCGCTCTGCCTCGACGGGGAACTCGCGACGCAGCGCGAGGCCGCCGTCGCTGAGCTCATCCAGGCCGCAAAGCACGTCGACCAGGTCAGGAAGAACCCCGGCGCCGACCAGCGGTCCGTCGGATCACCCATCCGTGCCGCCGAGAAAGAGTACGAGGCAGCGAGCGAGAGGCTCGCTGCGATCGAGGAGGAGATGCGCGACGCATCCGTAACCCTCCGCATCCGGGCGGTCCCGTTCGCGGACTACAACCTCTTCCAGACCCGGAACCGTCCCCGGCCGGGGAAGGACGAGCTGTACAACCCGCTGACGTTCTTCCTCTACGTCGCCCGCCGCTCGGCCGTGTACGTCGACGCGGAAGGCGAAGAGCACAAGATCGACGAGCACGAGTGGGACAAATTCGAGAAGGACCTCTCGGACGGTGAGCACGAGAAGCTCGCACAGGCGATCGTCGAAGTGAATCGCAGTAGGGGCCTGCAGGGAACGGCTTTTTTGTCGCGCAGCTCGGCCTCAACCCCGAGCTCCTCCGAGACCTCCGAGCCGCCCGCGCCCAAGGCATCGCGCCGAAGCGCTTCTGGGGCTGGGAGCCGACCGAAGTCCACGCGCACGAGTACGACGAAGAAGGCCGGCTGACCCGCACCGTCGTCACCCGCGACGTCGAGTGGGACGACGAGCAACGCGAGCTCATGACCGCGCTCGCTGAGTACGAAGACGGTCTCGATGAGAACGGCCTCCCGCGCTCGGAGACGATGAGCATCCTCGCCGACCCCGACAACCCTAAGGGCACCCACACCTACGTCGTCGACGTCGCCCGCAACTGGGGAACCTACGCGCTCGAGATGCGCCAGAAGGACGAAGCGTTCTCCGGCGAGAACTTCCTGCGCTCCAGGAAGTTCATGCTCCGCCGCGTCGACCGCCAACCACCCGCCAGCGACTCCCCGTAGCGCGCAGCATCACGACACGGCGGGAGGCCTTTGATGACCGACCGCACCGTCAAGGTCTCCCTCCTCGCTCAGGCCACCGGCTTCATCAACGGCTTGCAGCAGGCCCGAAAAGAGGTCCGCGAGACCGGGTCGGAGCTCGAGAAGCTGGCGCAGAAGCGGCAGTCGTTCGAGACCATCGGGCGCAGTGCCCTCGCGTTTGGTGCAGCCGTCGCGTTCGGGGTGGGGCTCGCGGTGTCGAGCTTCGCGACCTTCGACCAGTCGATGTCCTACGTGCAGGCCTCGACGCACGAGACCGCCGGCAACATGGGTCTCCTCCGCGACGCCGCGCTCGAGGCCGGTGCTGCGACGGTGTTCTCGGCGACGGAGTCCGCGAACGCGATCGACGAGCTCGCGAAGGCGGGCATCTCGACCGGCGACATCGTCGGGGGAGCCCTCACCGGCTCCCTCGACCTCGCCGCAGCCGGCGGCCTCGGCGTCGCGCGCGCAGCGGAGATCTCCGCGACCACCCTGCAGCAGTTCAGCCTCCGCGGCTCCGACGCCGCACATGTCGCTGACGTCCTGGCTGCCGGTGCCGGGAAAGCGATGGGTTCCGTCGACGACCTGGCCCAGGCGATGAAGTTCGTCGGCCCCGTCGCCGCGTCCATCGGTATCTCCCTTGACGAGACCGCCGGCGTGCTGGCGCTGTTCGCACAGCAGGGCATCCTCGGGGAGCAGGCCGGCACCTCGCTCCGCGGCGTCATAGCCTCGCTCACGTCGCCGTCGTCGCTGGCGGGCAAGGAGATCGAGCGACTCAACCTCACTCTCTTCGACTCCAACGGGAAGTTCCTTGGCCTCACCAACGCGGCGGGGGAGCTGTCGCGGGCGTACGCCACGATGGATGACCAGGCGCGCCTGGCATCGATGGGCGTCATCTTCGGCCGGGAGACCATCACCGCAGCGACCGCCCTCTACAAAGAGGGCGCCACCGGGGTCACCGAGTGGACTGACGCCGTCAACGACAGCGGCTACGCCTCGGACACCGCGGCGATGCGCCTCGACAACCTGAAGGGCGACGTCGAGCAGCTCACCGGCGCCATCGACACCGGCCTCATCCAGGCTGGTTCCGCCGCGAACGACCTCCTGCGGTTCCTCGCCCAGTCGGCAACGGACACCGTCGACCGCTTCAACGACCTTCCTCAGCCGCTTCAGAGCACTGGCCTCGCCATCGGCGTCGTCACCGGGGCAGCTTCGCTGGCGTACGGCGCCTTCATGGTCGGGGTGCCCAAGATCGCCGAGTACAAGACGGCGCTCGCTGACCTCGGTCCGACCGCGCAGCGCACAGCCCGCGCTCTCGGCGCCGTCACGAAGGGCGCTGCGGTCGGCGCCGGCATCGTCATCGGCATCGACCTGCTCAACACCCTCCTCGAGAAGCTCGAGGCAACCGACGAGCAGCTGAAGAACACTGCGATCACCGCGACCGACGCCAACGACCTCATCGCCGACGGGCTGCAGGGCATCCTGAAGAGCCCGAGCGAGCTCGTCACCGGCGTGAGCGTCATCGACGACTTCCAGGGCATGCTGAACAACCTCGCCGACACCAGCGAGAACTGGTTCGCGACCTTCGCGCACGGCACCGATGGCACCAACGACCTCAACGTCGCGCTGAATCGCATCGGCGAGACCCTCGCGCAGGTCGCCGCTACCGACCCCACCGAGGCCGTCGAAGCCTTCCAGCTGCTCGTCGACAAGACCGACGGCTCCGACCGCTCCATCAACGAGCTCCTGAACCGCATGCCGGCCTACAAGGAGGCCCTGCGCGCACAAGCCAGCGCCGCAGGACTGTCGGCTGACCAGCAGACCCTCGTCGCGCTCGCACTCGGCGAGATCGGAGGGGCCTCAACTGAGGCCGCCGACGGTATCGAGAACGTCACGAGCGCGGCCGAGGTCGCCTCGCAGAACCTCGATGACCTCGCCGACTCGGTGCGCGGCTACGACGACGCGATCTCCAACGCGATCTCGACGACGTCGGCGTTCTACCAGTCCGTCGACGACGCCAAGGAGCTGTTCGGGAAGGACGGCTTCGAGCGGTCCCTCGACCTGACCACTCAGGCGGGCCGAGACAACATGGCGGCGCTGCTCGACATCGCGGACGCCGCGAACGAGATGGCCGCGGTCACATTCGAGACGACCGGGTCGCAGGACGAACTGATCGGGAAGCTCAACGAGGGCCGGCAGGCGCTCTACGACCAGGCCCGCCAGTTCTTCGACACTGATGAGGCTGCGTGGGGCTACGTCGACCAGCTCATGCAGACGCCCGAGCAGATCACCACCCAGGTGACCCTCAACGGCGTCGACGAGGCCATGGCCAAAGCGCAGGAGATCCTGGCGCTGCTCAACGAGGTCGAGAGGCCCCGGCAGACGTCCGTGGGCGTGACTGTCGACAGCCCGTTCTACAACCCGGACTTCGATCCGCTCGCCCCCCGCGGTGGCGGCGGCGGGAGCTTCGCGAACGCGAATGGCGGCCTGCACGCCTACGCGAACGGTGGGTTCCCGACCGGCATCTACGCCGGCCGCAAGGGCGCGATCCACAAGTTCGCCGAGCCCGAGACCGGGTGGGAAGCATACATCTCTGGTCGGCGGGGTCAGGAGTCCCGCAACCGTGGCATCTGGGCTGAGGCCGGCCGTCGTCTCGGTGCGTGGCAGTCGGCGCCGATGCAGTACGGCACCCAGGTGTCGTCGCAGTCGACCGACGCGTTCACCTACGCCCCGACGATCCAGCCAGGCCCCGGGCTGGACGCGTACGGCATCGCCCGGTCGACGCTGTCGCTGGCCCAATTCGAACGGAAAGTGCAGCGATGACCGACACCCAGATCCGATTCGACTCCAGCACCCTCGTCTTTGACGGTGGAGAGGGTGACGTCGAACTCTCGATCGATGGCAAGGACTTCGCGGGGTGGGACGACAACGGGGAGATGCGGCGGGCCGCGATCGAGTACGCGCAAGCGCACGGATCATATGACCTTCGCGGCTTCCAGTCGTCCCGCCTGGTGGTGTTCGGCGGCCTGGCCGGGAGCGCGTCTCCGGAGTCGCAGCAGGCACTCCGTAACGCCGTCACGGGCATCATTCCGGACGGGCAGCGCGACCGCATGGTCGTCGACCACCAGGGCCTCACCCTGCATGCCTACGTGCGCCTCGAGCGGGCATCGTGGGCGATTGAAACCTACGGCTCAGTCGCCCGCTACCAGCTGCAGATGTGGGCGGCAGACCCTCGCAAGTACGGGCAGGCCGAGCGATTCCCCACAGAAGGCACCGCGACCTCGGTGGAGGTGTTCAACCGCGGCAACTTCCCAGCACTCCCCGTCTACACGATCGCCGGCGACATGCCGAACGGGTACGAGCTCGGCGCCGGCGCATCCCGCTACCGCGTCTCGACACCGGTGACCCCAGGTCATCCCCACACGTTCTGCACGAGGACCGGGAAGCACTGGGTCGACGGCCGCCCCGTCATCGGCGGCATCGAGCGTTTCGACCGGTGGGTGATCCAGCCTCACCACCTCATCCCGGTGACCGAGACGTTCATCGACCTCCGCGGCGGAACCGGAGGGTTCTCCGTGGAGGTGCCACCCACCTATGTCTGACGAGGTCTACACCACCCTCATCACCGCCACCCAGTCCGGGAGCATCCTTGCCCCGATGCTCGAGATGGAGGCCCCGTCGTCGTGCCGGTGGGCGACTCGCATGAATGGCATCGACACCGGACAGCACACGTTCCACCTCGGCCCGTCGGAGTACTCGCGCTCGGACTGGCACGAGCTCATCCGCCCGTGGCAGAACACGATCGACCTCGACTGGAACGGCCGCCTGCAGTACTCGGGCGTCATCATGGGGTGGCACTGGAACGAGGACACAGAAGAGCTCACCGTTGCCACGGCCGAGATCCGCAGCATCCTTGCCCGCCGCCTCCTCTTTGGCGTCGGCACGTACGAGTTCGGCACCCGCATCCTCGAGAACCGCTCCCTGCCCGGGCTGGCCTACCAGATCATCTGGTACGCCACCCAGGGCGGCCTCTCAGCCGTATGGGACCTGCCGTTCTACTTCCCGGCATTCCTGCCCGACTTCGGGCCCGAACGGCGCGAGTACTGGAACTACGCCTTCCAAGATGCCGAGCAGCTCCTCTCCGAGATCCAGGACACCAAGAACGGGCCCGACGTACACTTCCAACCCAGGTGGACCCCGGCCAACCGCCGCGAGTGGAACATCCGCCTCGGCGCACCGGCGCTCACCGGGCCGATGCGCGAGTACCACGCCAACGTGGCCGAGCCCGACGCCTGGAACGTCCGCGACGACGGCGAGGGCCAGGAGATGGTCACCGGCGTCTTCACCCTCGGCGACGGATCCGGCATCCTCCTCCCGCACGGAGAAGCCGCCACCGTGGCGGTGCCGGGCGGTGTCCCCTCGCTGGATGTCACGAACGAGGACTACAAAGACATCAGCGACCTCAACGTGCTCCGCGCCCACGCGGAGGCGGAGCGCGATGCCCACGACGAGCCCACCTCGCAGCTCACGTTCGACACCCACGCGTCCGCATGGTTCGCGCGGAACAGCTCGACCGGCGACGAGGGTGCACTGCCGGGGTCGCCGGTGCGGCTGTGGACCCCGGGCTCCAAGTGGCTCGACGACCGCAACGACCTCATCTGCATGGGCGTCTCCGGGGACCTCACCCCGGTGGTGTCGATCGAGGGTCAGAGGCAGGAGGCCGCCTGATGGTCCGACGGAACAACCTCCGCGACTCCCTCGATGTTCGCCAGGCACGCCAGGTGCGGAAGCTCGCGAAGATGAAGCCCCTGGAGTCCTCGGGCATCAACCAGGGCCTGGTGAAGTTCTTCGGCGGCTACCTGGTCGGTGAGGCCGGCGCGAAGCAGGAGTGGCACGGCGACGCCCTCTTCGACGGCAACGTGCACATCACCTACTCGCTCGAGGTCGAGGGCAACACCGTCATCGGCGGCACCGTCTCCATCATTGACGACCTCACCGTGTCCGCCGAAACCGTCCTGCAGGGGCTCACCACCCTGCTGAACGACATGGTGGTGGCAGCGGGCGGCCGCATCATCATCGACGGCCCAGTCCCGTTCACGCTCGAGAACGGTGCCATTCTCTTCGCGAATGGCACTGAGATCACGGGCGGAACCTATGGCCTTCGGCTGGCAGCCGCGAATGCAAACGTCACCGTGGGCCCCGGGGCAGTCACACTCCTGGTGGGCTCGACGTCCTTCTCGATCACGGGCACCGGAACGGTCGTACGAGGCGCCACCGACTTCCAGGACGACGTCCTCATCAACGAACGCCTCTACAGCAATGGCTTGTCTGTGGCTCCGGTAGCGGGCGTCCCGAGCGGTGTGCTCTGGCAGGACCCGGCCACAAAGGAAGTAGTGGTAGCGCTCTAGCGAAGCTCCGGGCAGTAAGCCTGGGGAGCGTAGTTCACAACCTCACCGTTGTTGGTGTTGTCGCCTTCGATCACAACGATGCTCTCTCGGGTCGCACCGCTCTCCAACTGGGCGCAGACGTTCTTTCCTGCTGTGATCAGCGTGGCATCGTCCGGGTGCCCTTCACCCTGCCAATAGCGATCCATGATCGCGAGAAATAGCTGGTCCGGCGTGTAGTCGTCGGTCAGATCTCCTGGCTCTGTCGGCGTTGGCGTTGCCGCAGCCCTGTCTTGATCCCCGTTCAAGTCTTGCTCGGACTCCGACGGGCTGCCCGAGCATCCAGCGAGCAGTAGCGCCACGGCCAGAACCGCAATTCCCCCGAGCTTTCTCATGCCCCGAAGTGTAGCGGCGACGCTCGTCGATTAAAACCCCAGGAGATTGCATTGCCCACCTTCACCGGGAACCTCAAGACCGTGGGCATTGAGCCCCGACCCGGCCGCTACCCGAAGATCACGGCCAGGCTCGTCCGCGCCGGTGTCGACGTCGACGGCAATGCGTACGCTGGCTCCTCGGTCGCGGAGATCGAGTCCAACGGTGACGTGACCCTCACTCTCGCTACCACGATCGGCCTCACCCCGTTCACACAGGTCAAGCTCGTCGGCGAGTGGCTCGGGGACGACTCCCACTTCGAGCTCGGCCCCTTCTCCATCCCTGAGGAGAGCGGCACCCTTGCCGACCTCATGGCCCTCGCCGACCTCGGCCCCACGACTACCTGGGGCTCAGGGATGGGGCCATGGCCTGACTGGTTCTCCGGCTACATGTGGGTGAACCTCGCAACCGACCCCGCCACCGCCCAAGTGAGGGAGTTCTGATGCCCGCGTTCAAGATCAGCGCACCGTTCGAGCTCCGGGCCCTATCGGATGTCGCAAACGCGCTGCTGCTGGGCACTGAGGGGACAAAGACCTACCTCGCAGCAGTCGCTATCTTCAACCCGCTGCTGGCGAACGCGCTCGCGAGTAACCCCACCATCGGGCCGATGATCGCGTCGGCGATCGCCACACAGGCACCGATCGTTGTGCAGGCAGCGCTCGATGACTCCGGTGTCGCTCGAGGTGTTGTGCCCGTGGCCGAGCAGATGGTCGCTGGGCACGTTGATGCCGACGGCCGCCCCGCTGACGACGCGATCGGCCCGAACGGGAGATTCTTCCCCCACACCATCCAGCACATCTCCGAGGCCCAGGGCGTTGTGCAGATCCCCGCCGGCCTGATGATCGCAGGTCACCTCGATGCGAACAACGTGCCCGCCGACGACGCGATCGGCCCGGACGGCATGTTCCTGCAGCAGAACGTCGACAGGCTGCGCATCCGCATGGGGGCCGCCTCCGCCGCCGACACGTTCGTGAACCGTGCCGTCACCGGGTGGGGCGACTCGCTGATGGAGACGGTCGGCACCGACTTCATCAACCTGCTCGGCATCAACCTCGGCGTGCCTGCCCATAACGCGGGCAAGTCGGGTATGCGGATGGAGCACATCGCGCTCGGTGCCGGTGGTCTTCGGGTGCACTTCGACTTCCCCGGCGACAGCCTCCCCGGCACGGTCGGCCCGCACACTCTGACGCGTGTCGCCCCAGCTCGGGGGTCGAACGCGTTCTCGATCGGGTCGAATGACTACGTCTGGCACGGCTACTTCCTCGGCGCATCCGGGCAACGGGTCGACGGGTTCCTGACTCAGCGCACTGGCACCGGGGGATGGGACTTCACCCGCTACACGGCCGGGTCCGCGGTGCCGATGAAGCGCGGTGCCGGGTTCGTGCCCTCTGCCCCGGAGGCGCTGCGACGAACGCTCACCATCTTCGACGGCGGCCGGAACAACCCGTACGCCGTCGAAGAGGGCTCCTGGGCATACGTCGCAGCGGATCTCAATGCGGCAGTGCAGTCACTCGGTCACAACCGGTTCGTGGTGTTCACGATCACCACCCGGTACATCTCCGCGGAGCGCACAGGGGAACCGCAGCGACTCCTCATCGACGCGGAGAACAACCGGCGCCTGGCGAAGTGGCCGAACAACTGCTTCGACCTGAACCGGTGGATGCACGAGAACGCCGTCGCGTACCTCGGCCTCCCGGCCGACGCGCAAGACGCCATCGATACCGGGCAGGGGTGGATTCCGAAGCGGCTCTACAACGGCAACGCCGCCACCGACCAGACCCACTTCAAGCCCGAGGTCTACCAGGCGTGGGCGCAGATCACCGCTGACTTCATCACCACGAAGGGACTCCTCCCGTGACCATCACGCAGCAGGTCGTCAAGCTCGACGGCATCCGCTTCTCCGACGCCGGCAGCACCACCCCGCCCCTGAACCTGCCCCTCCTCGACGGACTCAGCAGCATCGGGTGGGCGTTCAGCGCACGCCGTCTCGCCACCGCGTACACCGGGCACATCATGAAGCTGCGGCGCGCGGTCGACAACGCCGAACGTGACTTCGACGCCTCCGCGAACATGGCAGCGGAGATCGCATCGTGGTCGCTCGGTGGCGACGTGTTCGTGTCGATCTGGTACGACCAGTCCGGCAACGGCCGCCACGCCGCCCAGCCCACCACGGCGCTGCAGCCGAGCATCTGCGTCGCCGGCACCGTGTCGACCATCAACGGCATCCCCGTGGTGCGCTTCTCGGGCGGGTCCAGTGCACGGCAGGTGCTCGTCGGCGCGTCTGCGGACCTGTACGGGGCTGGTGGGGCGTCCGTCGTGGCCGTCACGGGGCTTCACACCGGTCAGCTCGCGGTGCTGGGTATGGAGCGGGGCGCGGGCACCTCCCAGTTCGTGTACGGGCAGCAGGCGACCTCCTACACACTGACCGGTGCGGTGCGGAACGAGGCCGGTACGTTCGAGCTCGCGGCCGGCACCGTGAACGAGGACCCCGACGCGTTCCCCGCCGCCACCGCATCCCGGTTCGTGGTCCGGGACACCGGCACCGTGTGGAAGAAGCGTGTGCGCGGCACCGACCTCGCAGACGTCGCCTACACCCGCGCCGGAGCTCACTCCTTCACCCAGCACTACATCGGGGCGCCCTCCACGACCGGCACTGGCTGGTCGGGCGCGATCGGCGAACTGATCGGAGCCCGCAAGGTGTGGTCCGCCGACGAGCTCTCGCTGATCGCCGCATCGCAGAATTCCGCCTACGGGCTCTGACCGTCGCCCGCCCCGCTCAGGCTCCGCTCGCTCCATTCGACTCTGTCGTCCCGAGAGATTCACCGCGAGCGTAGGAGCGGGCCAACTTGCGTAGCTGCTGGGCCTCGACATCCCAACCACCGATGCTCTTCCCGTCCGACTGATCCATCCCGCTGATACGCACCCGCTCGTAGAGCTTGTCCAGACGTGCACGCCCTGTGAAAAGAAACGGGCCTCGGGCTTTCTCGATGACCACCAGGACGTCGTCGATGGGTGGCTTGACGGGGGCGAACTGCCCCTTGTTCGTCGCCCCGTTGGCGGCCCCGTCGAGTTGCGACTTCCGGTACGCCAGCTGGTAGTCCCACAGCCGACGAATGTGCGCAGCGATCGCGTCGAGGACTTCGCTGCGCGCCCTGGCGCGACTTGCGAGCCACTGTCCGTAGAAAGCGATCGCCGCGGCCGCCAGAGAGCCGAAGAAGGCGGCGATCGCAGTGCCCCAGAACAGTTCAGCAGTCAACATCCCACGACTCTAGGAGTTCGGCATGAAGTACACCATCCCCGATCTGACACACCGCCTCAGCCTCGAGCACGACGGCTCCCTCAACGGCACCGACGACGGTTTCGAGCAGGGACAGGCGCAGAACGCCCGCATCATCGCGTTCGCCCGCGAGGTCGGCGGCACCGACCGATTCGTGGGCGTCGAGGTGTTCTACCAGCGCACGGACATCGACGCCGCCTCCACGGACGCCGACTTCGACGCCGTGCTCGTCGATACCGCCGACGGTGTCATCGTCGACACCCTCCCGCCCTACGACGAGATCGACCCGGACTGGAGGACGAAGCGATGACCTGGTCATGGCCTGTCGACAACCCCCGCGTCACCGACGAGTTCGGATGGCGCACCCACCCCATCTACGGCGACCGCCGCCTCCACCGCGGCATCGACCTCAGCGCCTACACCAACCAGCCCGTCTACTCCGCGTCGGCCGGATGGGTGTCCTTCTCCGGCTACAACGGCGGCGAGGGCAACTCCGTCCACATCAACCACCCGGACGGGTCGAAGACGAAGTACTTCCACAACACCTCGATCGTGCGCGGCTCCGGCAACGTCGGCGACCACGAGCACATCGCCCGCGCCGGCACCACGGGCGCATCTACCGGCACCCACGTGCACTTCGAAACCCACACCTCGGCGGCGTACGACTCGCCCGTCGATCCCCGCGGCTTCATGGCCGCACGCGGCGCCCCGTTCGGGTCCGCCTACGCATCGGGCGGCAACGCCACCCCCATCACCCCGGAGGAAGACATGCCCATCACCGAAGAAGAGTTCGCCCGCATCAAGCGCGACGCCACCCAGGCCGTGTTCGACGCGTTCCTCAACCCCGCCACCGTCAAGCAGCCGAAGAGCCTGCAGACGATCGTGCGCGGCGACGTCGACGACGCGATCGCGAAGGCCCCCGCCCTGCACCAGGACGGGATGCTGTTCCAGGCAATCGTGGGCCGCCTCGACCAGGTCATCGCGACCGCCGTCCGCGGAGGCTTCATCGCCTATCGCGTCGAGGACACCCCCGGCCAGTGGGCGATCAGCATAGCCACCGGCTATATCCGCCACCTCCTCGGCGAGGACCGCGAGAAGCTCGTGCAGCTCGGCCTCCTCGAGCGCAGCACGGAGGACAACCCCGGCGAGACCGTGATCCCGGGTGAGCTGTTCACCTGGCTCATCGCCCAGGCGAACAAGACCCGCCTCGAGCTCGGCCTCGAACCCGTCTCCGTCTGACCCCCTCTTGATCCCGAGAGGGGAACCCGCGATGGACAAGTATCCCATCGACCCGACGAAGCGGCGCAGGCTCGAAGCGCTCATCCGAATCATCGACATCATCGTCTACGGCGCCGTCTTCCTTGGCGGCGTCTACGCGCTGATCTTCACCCCGAACACGGTCACAACCGAGCTCGCCGGGTGGGAATGGCTCGTGCCCGTGTGGTCTGGATTCCTCCTCGTCGGCGGGGCGCTTGGCTTCGTCGGTAGGGTCTCGAGGTACTGGATACTCGAGACCCCCGCCGACGTCGCCGCCGTGGTCGGCATCCTGATCTACTTCGTGGTTCTCGGCCGCACCGCATTCACCTCTGTCACCGCCGCCGTCGCGTCCGTCCTCGTGTTCATCGCGATGCTCATGATGCTCCGCCGCTACGTCGAACTGCAGATCTTCGGCAGCGACCCGTCGCACAAGGACTTCCAGTCCCGGCTCGCCGACGCACTGAGGAGGAGAACGTCGAACGTTGCTCCCCGGAAGGAGTAACGCATGGAGATCAACCTCGTCGCCCTGATCGTCGCCGTCGTGGGGGCCGGCGGATTCGGCGTGTTCGCGCGCGAGATCGTCTCCGTCGTCACCCTCGTCCGCAACGGCGTCTCCGCGAAGGAGTCCCGCCGCAAGAACGACCTCGTCGCCCAGCGGGACTACGAGTACGACCGCGCCGAGACCGAGGCCATGAACCGGCGCATCCTCGCCGAGCACGTCTCCGAGCTGCGCCGGCTGCTCATCGAGAACGGGCTCGCCAGCATCATCCCGAAGTGGCCCGATCTCAAGAAGATCCCACCGCGGCCGGCCGAACCGGCAACCGCCCCAACGAAGGAGACCTCGTGAACACCGCTCTCACCGCCCTCTGGGCATCCATTGTCCGCACCCTCGTCCCCATCATCGTCGGTGCCGTCGTCGCGTTCCTCGTCGGCCGCGGCATCACCCTCGACCCCGAATTCGAGCCGCTTCTCGGTTCTGCGCTCACCCTCGCATTCTCCGGTCTGTACTACGTCGCAGTGCGAATCCTGGAGACGTACGTCACTCCGAAGCTCGGCTGGCTCCTCGGGCTCGCCAAGTCCCCGGTCGTCTACTCGAAGGGCAAGCACGCGACCTGACCATGTCGGATCGCTCCGCTGCGACGCCGAGGCTAGGAAAACTCAGCAATTACGAATGGGGCCACCACCCGTTTACTGTCATACTCTCGGCATGGCTGGGGAGAAACAGTTCGACGATCCGTCTGGTTTGCTTGACGAACTCGCCCGCGAGCGTATTAGGGACGTGTTGGCTGAGCGCGGTGCGATGCGACCCTGTTCCCGTTGTGGATCGGAGCACTTAGGGATATTCCCCAGGCTGTCGTATGTCCAGCTCCAGACGCTGGCTGAGTCTATAGGCGGGCGAATCGAGGAACAGAGTGCGCCGGTAGTCGTGGTGGCATGCTCAAACTGCGGTGCGATCTACCAGCACGCATTGGGAGCGCTCGGTCTCATGGGCATCACCGATGAGGCGAAGTCAAATGGATGAGCCCGATCGACCTGAAGAATTACGGGTTGAACGCGAACAAGTCAACTTCGACGCATTGACTATCCGAGCGTCAAGCGTTTCCCGCAACGTCGACCAGGAGGTTCTTGTGACGACCCGAGACAAGGTAGAACTCGCTCTGCGACGCGAGCTGCCTCGTTACGTGCCCACTGGTGAGTTCCTGGCGGTGCTTGGAGTCTTCCTGACCTTCCTCATCACCGTGATGACGGCTACCTTCAGTGACTTCCTGGCACTACCGGGACAGGCCTGGCGCGGTATCTTCATCGTTAGCACTATCGCGGGAGGTGTCTGGTTGGTCGTTAGCCTTGTGAAGCTCATACGTCGACCGTCGATGGATAAGTTGGTAGACGCGATCGCGCACGACGCTACCCGCGAATAGCTAGCGAATGCTCAGCGCCCCCGCATCTTCTCTTCGGAGAGGGTGCGGGGGCGCTTTCGTGTTTGCCCGCGAGATTCGCCCTGAGCGGCCCGACCTTACTCGCCCGACGGAGCCCCGTCGACGCCTTCGGTGTACTCGAAGCCATTCCAGTTCCTGAGCGCGGTGACCATGATCGCGTAGAGGCATGACCAGATGCCGTGGAGAAGGATGAGCCTAGGATCGCTGGCTACATCGTCGCCAGCACCCGGGACAAAGAACAGAATGTAGTCGTCCGGGTCACTGGCAATTACGTGCGTCGTTTGGAGGAGAAAGTACTGGCCCTCAAAGATGAAGCCTTCACCACCATGTCGCATCTTCGTGCCAGGAACATGGGTCCACGGGTCCTTCCACACAGCGAGCTTCGAGAGCTCGTTCCGGATGCTGGGCGAGTTGGCGTCCAAGTCCTCCATCCGGTGCGCTAAACGGTTCCGGAGCCTCGCGATCGTGACTAAGTCGTCCCGCACGCCGCGCGAGATCACGTTCAACGCGTACGCGACGCCGATTTTCGAGCCCAGATCGAAGAGGGGCCCGTTCGCGAGGAAGAACAGATCGCCTTTCTCTTTGTCGGTGAGTTCGACGAACCTCGCCAAGAGCGCCTGTTGCAGGGCGATATCGAGAAACGATCCCCCGATGATGGCGATGTCAGCGTCTGGCTTCGAGCGTAAATCCAGCACAAGTTTGATGAAGTCCTCGAGCGACGGTTCGATCTTCTTCGGGCTCATACGGCAGATGGTAGTGGTCACGAACGTGCTTGGCGACAGCGCCATAGGGGGCTCTCCCGCGTCAGGAAGACTTGTGGCGACTCGACCGCATCCCGCAGTGAGCGAAACCCTCCGAGCGCCCGCATGCGGCCTTGCCTAACGAAGCGCGCCCGTGACCTTCGATCCGTCGGATGCGACTACCTGGTAGGTGAGCTGTCTCGTGCCGGTGTCGATGCGAGTGATGAAGAACCCGTCGTCGCTCGTGGTGGTCAGTCCCACTGTCCCGACCGGCAACACAGTGATGGTTAGCGCGACTCCGGATGCCGGCGTTGTCCGGTCTGCTCGGAGGAACACGTAACCCGTGATCACGGCTGTCGAAGCATTCCTCGGGCCTACCTGCCAAGCGTCACGAACGCTGATCCGATAACTGCCCGATGCAGCCGCGGACGGGGCTGCGACGGCCGCGACGATCACCGGTGCTGCCCACACCGCCCCCATGAGGGTGCGTCGGCGAATCCCTGGCCCCGGCTCCACGTCGTCCATAGACGCACGATACCAGTGCATTTTTCTTATGGCCGGGAGAGGAGCGCTCGTAGTGCGTCGACTGCCGCCTCGGGCGTTCCGTATCCGCGCAGCCCAGCGGCTGCCGTGACGTCGTTGCTGTCGGCATGCGACACCGCCCATCCGTCCCATTCCTTATCGATCCTCCACGCCGCATCGACGAGCATGCCATCGACCTGTTCGACGACCATGTAGTTGTCGTCTTCGATGCCGCGCGCGAGGAAGAGCATGCGCCCGAGCGTACTCAGGTAGGGGCGAGGCGGATTTATCAGTGGCGGATTTTGGGGCATTCTCGCCAGCAGCGTTTGGGGTCGCGCTGGCGAGAAGCCATCGACCCGTGATCCATCGGTGCGAATTGGGTGTTCGCTCAGATTCCGATGGTGGCCATCCGACATTCCCTTCGTCGGACAGGGGAGAGCGTACGTGCGGCCCTGCGAGGCCGACAGGGATTGCTTCGTGCAGCTGAGTGTGCAGTCACGGCAGGGACTTCGATGCACTGTCGGCTGTGAGGCCCCACAGTCAGACCCCGTACCGTCCGAACATGAACTCAGATCCCCATCCCGCCGGCACCGCCTCGCTCGGGCTGGCCACCGTCCTGACCAACGACCTTCCCGCCTCGCTGCTGACCCCCGAGGCGCCGGAGCGATACACGGTGTCAGCGGTCTTCACCCGCAAGCCGATGAAGGAGGAGATCACGGGCATCCTCTCGGCAGACACCCGAGACCATCTGACCGCCGCGGGCTACACGACCGTGGAACTGAAAGTCAGCGATCGCCGGCTGCAGATCGAGAACACGAACCTGGAAGAGCTCGCAGACGGCCTCGCGACGATTCTCGCGGACCGCCTGCAGACCATCAGCGCGGATGCTGCCGCCGAACGTGACCGGATGTCGGCCGCACTGTCAGCGGCGACGCAACAGGAGACCGACCGCGCAGCGCTCGTCGCGCTGGCGGCAGCGACGATCCGCTTCCAGCCCAGCGGCGGCCTCGACACGGGAGCCTCGACGTACAGCTGACCTGCACCCCCGAGGCGAGACCGCTACAACACCGCTGACCTGCGCGCGTGCCGGTGTGGAACTGAACTTGTGTGCCCACACATGTGGCGAAGCTAGTGTCGGGATTGACGGAAGAAGGCATCCCATGACCGCATCACATCCCGACCTCACCCACCGATTCGAGGAGTCATGCTGATAGCGATCGTGGTGATCCTCGCGGCGTGGATCATCCTCGCTATCGTGGGCTTCACGATCAAGGGCCTGTTATGGCTGGCGATCATCGCGATCGTCCTCTTCGTGGCGACCGCGATCATCGGCATCGTCCGGCGACGCGCCACCATCCGCAAACGACAGAACTAG